TTTCATCCTTGACAAAGACTTCCATGCTGTCTGAAAAAGCCATAGTAATCGCCCGGCACACCGAAATCACCCTGAGCGGCAGGGACCGCGACGAGGCCCGAGATTGCACTGTCCGCGCCCTCGCCTCCGCTTTCGCAATCCCCTATGCCGAGGCGCACCGCATTATGGCTCTGAACGGGCGCAAGCCAAAGCAGGGCGCGAATATCCGCCGGGCGATGGAGTCGCCCCTGGTGCGCCGCTTGGGAGACATACACTTCAGGCCCCAGGAGCCACGCCGGACCCTTTACAAGCTGATTGGCGAACTGCAAGAGGGCCGCTACGTCCTCGCTATGGCTGGCCATGCTTTCGCAGTGGTGGACGGCAAGATACACGACAAAATCGTCCTCCCGCCGGGCGTCCGGGTGAAAGCAATCTGGAAAGTCACCCCTGCGAAAGTTGAAGATAGTGTGACAAATATTCCCGCGCCGGTGCTATCTTAGTAGCATGAACGAACTTGAAAGTCTGAACTGGTCCGCGCCAAAAGTGGTGAAGACATACAATGGCGAGCGAGTGGTCCGCGTTGCGCAGCCTACCCCCGCTTTTTGGGGTGCGTGGCGCTCGAACAAGGAAGACCTGAAAGCCGCTGGTGTTAGTTGCCGCAAGGACCGCTTCGGCTCCTGGGAAGTCTGCCGCTGGTCTGACGTAGCTTCCGAAGCAGTGAACGAGGCGGCGGGTGTCATCTACCCCACTCTGGTCGAATCGCCCCGCTCCGCGCGCGTGGCAGAGCGTATCGAGGGTTTCGTTGCGCCGCCTATCTCCCTGGACATTCCCTGGTCGGAAGAACAGCACACCATTTTCGCCGAAATCCGCGACGGCTCCGGGAACTTTGTAATTTTTGCTAGGGCAGGAACAGGGAAAACCACCGTCTGCAAGTATGGCCTGATGCTCGCCCCCGAGCGCCGCATCGCGTATCTCGTATTCCTCAAGAAAAATCAGATTGAAGCGCAGGCGAAAATAACTGACCCTCGCGTGGAAGTCTTGACAATGAACGCGCTCGGGTATCGGTTCGTGCGCATGTTCTGGCCCAACGCCCGGCCTGACGACGAAGTCGAAAAGTATCGCGTTGCCGTCGCGTGCGGCCAGGACTCCCCGGACGAAGCTAGGGCGCAAGTGCTCAAGCTGGTTGCCTTCGCAAAGAATTGCTGCCTGTGGCCCACCGTCGCGGAACTGATGGACTTGGCGGACGAGCGCGGTATCGAACTCCCGGACTTTGAGAGCCTGGGCTGGACTGTTGAACGCCTCGCCGCCTGCGCCCTCGAAGTGCTGAAGCTCTCGAAGGTTCGCGACTCTGAAGGCCGCATTTCTTACAATGACCAAGTCTGGTTGCCGGTGGTGATGGGCTGGGTAGTGCCGCTGTTCGATTTGATAGTGCTGGACGAGGGCCAGGACACGAATCTCCCCGGCATCACAATGGCGCGCAAAGCAGTGCGCACCGGCGGACGGATGGGCATCGTGGGCGATGACTGGCAAGCGATTTACGGTTTCCGTGGCGCGATGCAGGACGGCATGGCGAAGATGATGACGGACTTGGAAGCGAAGCGCTTCCCGCTCACCATCACCCGCCGGTGCCCGAAGGTAGTAGTCCGCCGGGCTCAGCAACTCGTGAGCGACTACCGCGCCGCTGATGACGCTCCCGAAGGTGCCGAGCATTTCATCCGCATGAATCTGCTTACCTCATCGGTGCAGGTCGGCGACGCGATTCTTAGCCGCCTCAATGCTCCGCTGACTCCGGTCTGCCTCCAGTTGCTCCGAAAGGGCATCCCTGCCAGAATCGAAGGCAAAGACATTGGCAAGCAACTCAAAGGTATTGCGACGCGTTTAAACGCTCGCTCTGTGCCGCAGTTCATTACCAAGCTTGAAAATTGGGCGGAGCGGATGACGAATCGTGCCAGGGGTTCGAAGCGGTTCGAACAGAAGGCCGAGCTTATCAACGACCAGAAAGAAACTCTGATGGCCCTCGCTGATGGCGTGGCGAACGTCCGGGAAATCTCGGAGCGCATCGACAACATTTTCGAAGACACCAAAGGCGAAAGCAGGCCCGCCGTTATCCTTAGCTCGACACACAAAGCGAAGGGCCTGGAATGGGACCGCGTTTTCGTGCTGGATGACACCTACCGGCAGAAGGAAGGCGAGGGCGAAGAGGCCCGGCTTTACTACGTGGCAATCACCCGGACCAAGAAAGAAATTTTTTACGTGTCCGGCGAACCGGAAAACAAGAACAACTAAGCGCTGCACCACGCAGCGAGAAATGGTAAGCTGATAAAATGACGAAGACAAAAATAACACTGCGGCCAAACACGAACCTGCTGCGCGACAAGCGCAACGCCTGGGTCGTGGTGAAAATCGAAGGGGACCTGGACGTGCCCGGCAAGGGCGACGGAGAGCACGGGAATGTGGCCCGCCCTGGTGAATGCATCAGTGAGCAGGAAGCGCAGGAGCTTGTGAGCCGCACAACGCGCTATACGGTCCGCGCCATCGAAACCAAAGACTAAATTTATGGGAATAAGACAGCAAGTCAAAACCGGAGCGCTGACAGTGATTGGAGCGCTGGAACAAGTGGACCCGAAAGGGAAATGCGCCGCGTGGCTGGGCCGCAGGCTTCGCAAGGAGCTAAGGAAAGCGGGGGCCAAGTGAGCAAGAAAATCAAAATCGAATTGCGGGACCTGCCGGAGGGATTGACTGAGGCGGAAATCAACACCGCCAACTCTTACCGGGCCATCGTGAATTCCGACAAGCGGAATATCTTTTTGGAGAAGCTCTTCAGAGAGTTCGGGCCAATGACCGAGGCCGATGCTGCCGCCCGGCTTATCGGCATGGGCATCTATGGATGGCGCATCGTGTTCGCCCGGCTGGACGAGAGCCGGGGGGACAAAGGCGGCGGGGTGCTGCGAAGAGCGGGCACGAAAATTTCTCCGTCAACTGGAATGCCGGGGTGCATTTGGAAGTATGTCCCGCCGGAGAACCGAAAAGAGCGCGCCATCGCAGTGCTCGAACACTGGCAGGACCGACTGGCACGAGACCAGAAAATCAGTATCAAGATTCAGAAACGAATCGAAAAAGCCCAACAGCGGCTTGAGGAAGTGGGCCGGAGAATTAACGTAGGAAACTTTACCGTAGTAATATGAGCACAATCAACTCCGTGCCGAAAATTTATCGCATGGGCGAACGCTGGACCAACGGCATCTTGAATGGTCCGGTCGTCATCGAAGAGAAATATGATGGCTCGCAATTCACCTTTGGCGTGGTCGAGGGGCATCTTGTTTGCCGCTCCAAGAGCACAATTATCAACCAGCAGGACCCCGGCATGTTCAACTGGGCAGTATGCACCGCGAAGGATTTATTTCAGCGCGGTCTCTTGGGGGAAGGCTGGATTTACTTCTGCGAATATCTGGCGAAGCCGAAGCACAACGTGTTGAGCTATTCCCGCACGCCGAAGCATTGGCTAGTGCTCTATGACGCTTTTTCTGGACCTAATTCCCCGGTGCCGAATCAGTGGCTCTCCCCTGGCGGCAAAATCGAACTGGCCAACATTCTCGAACTGGAACCGGTGCAGGTGATTTACTCCGGCGTAGACGCTGGCGTTCCATACAAGTTCCTGGAGACGCAGAGCAGCCTGGGCGGCTGCATGGTGGAAGGCGTGGTGATTAAGAACTATGGCAAGCCGCACGGCGAGCGCGGTGCAGCATGGCCGATGACTGCAAAAATCGTTTCGGACCGCTTCAAGGAAAAGATGAAGTGCAAGCCGATGAATCCCAAGGCCGGGCCGGGCGAGTTTGTGGAGTCGCTTATCAACTCTCTGCGCACTGAAGCGCGCTGGCTGAAAGCGGTCCAGCATTTGAAGGAAGCTGGGAAGCTGCAAGGGGCGAATAGCGACATTGGGCCGCTATGTAAGGAAGTCCAGGCCGACATTCTGACCGAAGAGACGGACTGGATTAAGCAAAAACTTTTCGATGAATTCTCGAAGGAAATCATCAAGGGCTCTGTGCATGGGTTTGCGCAGTGGTATCAAGACAAACTAGCAAACGGATGGTCAGTTTTCGAAGATACTGAAATTTTAGGCAGGGTGCCGAATATAACCGGGGGACCGGAGGGAAAGACGGAAGCTGACGCGTCAGTGACCGGAACTTCAACCAGTGAAATCCCTTCTAGTTCTATTGGTGGTGCAAATCCGCCCCTTGCCGCCACTTATCACGAGGACTGCGATTGCAGTCAGTGCTTGCCGCCAACCTTTTAGTAAACAAAAAACAAAAATGAACAAACACGTAAACAGAATATTCCGGGTCTACAAAGACGCAACCGGACTCAACCACAACAATACCGTCCGGCCTGCGCCGAGGGATGCAATGCCCGCCGAAGTGGCGACAGAGCTACTCGTCGCACCGAAGACCCGGCTCACTAACCAGCAGCGCAAAGTCTATCAGCAGGCCCGCCAGACCAGCTACGAAAGCGTTTTCGAAGCGAAGACAGTAGAGGACAAGCTGGCGAACAAAATGCGCTCCGCTTCCTGGAACCAGCTTTTGAAGTGGAACAAGCGGAGCATCGACCGGCGCGCTGACGTGCAGACCGCATACCTGCTCGCTCTGAGACGGCGGGGTTCGCTGCAAGAGAAGACCGTGGACCCGAAGGACGAAAAGGCCAACATGGAAATCCAGGTGCAACTCGCCGTGCTCAATCGCGCCATCGCAGGGCTCGAACTGAAGGCCGCGCAACTGGACGTTTTTTGGTCGGCAGTGGATGACGAATTCGAGCGCCGAAAAAAGTTCTTCCGTCGCCTGGAAACTGTGTCCGCTGAAGTTGCAGAAAACTGCTGCAACGAAGACAGTAAGGGTGTAAGCTGTAGTAACTAAATGAATAGGTCAGCGCCATACAGAAAATCAGCCGCCGAGGACGCGGAGATTTGTCTGTGGCCTGAATCCACTGCAATCATCACACCGCAAACAGAGTTACGATATGAGCAACGAGACGGATATAAACCAGCAGCGCGAAGCACTGAAGGCACAACTCGCAGCAATCAAGGGCGAGTTCGGGCCGACAGAGTTGAAAAAGAAACCGGAGTTCCAGGGCCGACAGGTGGAAGCTCTGGCAGTGGCGCAGGACAACGCAGTGCTTGCCAAGCATCCGGAGATGACGCAATTCCTGGGGCCGGAGGAAATGCAATCGTTGGAAGCGCTGGGCCAAGCGCTGCCGGGAATTGCCCAGCCTGCGGCGATACCGGCGGCGTTGACTCCGGCGGCGTCACCCCTTGGGGAGCAAGCATTTCAATCCCCTGCCCCGAATGTGCGTTCCGCCCCAATCGCTCCAAACAGAATCCTTTTGACCGGTCGTAGTGGCGCTGGCAAAAGCTGGCTGGCCGCTCAGGTGCCGTTAGCATCGGTAGTGGAACTGACGGACTCGATTGACCGCTTCCTCCAGGACTTTTATCCGGACGTTGAGACCGGCAGCTCACTGCTTTTAAATTTCCGGGAGACAATTAAAGCCTGGGGCGACGGAGTGATAACGGACAAGTATCCGCTGTCACCGGCGCGCTTTCTGTTCTCCGAATACGCAAAGCGACGCTGGCCTGGATTTGGCACGCCCGGTTATTGGGTGTCGCAGCTAGTAGACTGCGGGCCGGACGGGAAAACCATCGTCACCCGCGTTGAATCGTCCGCAGATTTTCGCGCTCTTGTGGCTGCTGGCTTCAAGCATTATCACGTAGTTACATCAACAAACACGATGGCTGCGAGGCAGCAGCGCAAGAACGCGGACAACCGGCTCGCGCTTTCCTTGGATGCTGATGTTATCAAAAAGCTTTCGAGCAACCGACAGGGGCCGCGTTTAAACGTCATCTGGAATGACACTACACCGGCGAGCCCGAGAGTATTCACCGTGGCTCAGTGGTTACAAGACGTGACCGCTGAAGCTGCACAAACTGGAGAGTAAAAACAAATGCCAAAACCTGAAAAACAAAAACCCGAAGAGGGACAAAATCCAATCTGGCCCGGTGAGGGTCTCCGCAAAGCCGGAGAAGTCATCGAGGAGAACGGCGAGAAAACTATCATCCCTGAAATCCTGAATGACGGAAAACGTCACGACGGCACCGGCAATGCATCCCCTGCTTAAATATCTCCGGAGCACCGGCAGCCTGGGTCCGCCGGACGAGCTTTTTCGTCCGCTGACATATCTTGCGGTGCCATATACATCGAAGGACCCAAATCCCGAGGCCCGAGCCAATGTCCAAAAGTGGCGCTTCGAAATGGCAACACAAGCAGCCGCGTATCTCATGAACGAGCACGGCTGGAATGTTTTCAGCCCGATTACACACAGTCACCCGCTGCACGTCCAAGCGCAAATGCGCGGTGACTGGGAATTTTGGAAGCAGGTTGACACCGAATATCTACAACTCTCTTGCCGCATTGTCGTGCTGGGCCTGGACGGCTGGCGCGATTCTACCGGAGTTACAGCAGAGCTTGAGATAGCCAGAGACTACGGCATCCCCAGGTATTACCTGGAACACACCGGCAACGGAGCTTTCAAACTGCACCTTGACCTTTCAACTTCTTTTTTCCATGACCGATAAATTCAAAATGTCGAAGCCGGGCGAAGTAATACTGGAGCCGAAACCCTGCCCCGAATATGTTTCAATGAACAAGCTCGCGCCGAAGAGCACGAATCCCAAGGACCGCATCGGCATGCACAAGCCGCCGCTGCACCTAATTCCCGGCGTGGCGCTGGTAGAGGAGTCTATGGCGTTCAAAGACGGCGCGGAGAAATACGGGCCTTACAACTGGCGCGACGAGAAAGTCAGCGCATCAATTTATGTGTCCGCTGCGCTGCGGCATCTGCACGACTGGTATGATGGCCAGGAATGCGCCTCCGATTCGGGAAGGCATCACTTAGCACACGCCCGCGCTTGCCTGGGTATCCTGTTGGACGCTCAGTCTATCGGCCAGATGGTTGACGACCGGCCCAAACCGGGAAAGACCGCTGAACGTATCGAGGCGCTCACTGTTAAAAAAACTCCTGCGGTATGAGGAGCCTTTGGGCAGCGCACTATCCCCGGTGCCCCCGGTGGGCGCGCTGGTTCACTTGGCACTGGTGGAAGGCGAAAATTTGGGAAGCGAACCATCCGAATTTTCACCCCGGCTGCGCCCCCGAAGAAACGTGGCTCAGGCCCAAGTGCCGGGGGTTCTCCCCGAATTGCAAGCCGGTGCTGCGAGTAGACACGCGCAGCGCAGAGCAAATGTTTCAACAACTAGAAAAATCATGCCCTACATTATTCAAGAACGACGGAAACAACTAGACGCGCCGATTGACCTGCTGGCTACCCAGCTTTTCAACATGGGCTGGACCGCAGGCGATTTCAATTACTGCGTGTTCCGGATTATGAAGCGCCTCTTCACTGCGAGACCGTCCTACTCAACCGCAAACGATTTGCTGGGCGCGCTGGTCTGCTGCGGCCAGGAATTTTACAGACGCATTTTATCAAACTATGAAAGTTTGAAAATCAAAGAAAACGGCGACGTATGCGACTGATTCCACTGAGCCGAGGATTGGCAGCCAAAGTTGATGACGCCGATTTCGATTGGTTGAATCAATGGAAATGGTATGCGGCTCGTCGCCGGAAAGGTGAAGAAACCTTCTATGCTGCTCGAAGCGCCCGCACTCCGGAGGGTAAAAAATTTACAATCTGGATGCACCGGGAAATCGCGCGAACTCCAGAAGGGCTAGAGACAGACCACAAAAATCAGGACTCCCTCGATAATCAGCGGATTAATTTGCGGCCCTCAACTCGGTCTCAAAATCAATGGAACCGAAGGCTACCAAAAAATAATACCAGCGGGGTCATGGGCGTGGCCTGGAGAAAGGACCGAGAAAAATGGCACGCCAAAATAGCTTTGTTTGGACGTGACAAGCATATAGGATATTTCGAAACCCGTATCGCGGCCCAAAAAGCGGTCGAAGCTGCTAGGGAGGCGCGTTGTTAAGTGCCGAAGAAATTAAAGAAAGATTGCGCGGGCACCAAGTCGAACCGGCGAAACACCTGTCCGCCGTTCTTTCAACTCACCGAAGCGGAGTTGATTTGTCAGATACGGGGACAGGGAAAACTTACGTGTCCGCTGCCGTCGCTGCCGCTTCCGGATTGCCCACCTTGGTTATCTGTCCTAAAATCGCTCGAAGCGTTTGGAGCCGTGCCGCTGAACACTTCGGGGAAAAATTCTCGGTCGTAGGTTATGAAATGCTGCGAACCGGAAATACTCCCTTCGGTAAGTGGAGCAACGGGAAACCCGAGGCCAAGCAGTTTTTCAAATGCCAGACCTGTCAATGCATTGTGGACCTGGAGAAGTTTGAACCCTGCTACGCACACCCTAGAGGGATTCATTGTCTGGAGACAAAAAAGCGTGCCGCCAACTACGGTCATTTCATATTTCACCCGGCGGTGAAACAGTTGGTTTTCGATGAAGTGCACCGGTGCTCCGGTGACTCGTGGAACGCCGAAATGCTAATCGCTGCCAAGCGCCAGGGCATTCGGACCCTGGGGCTCTCTGCTACTGCCGCCTGCAATCCGCTGGGTATGCGCGCGCTTGGCTACCTGCTGGACCTTCACAACCTGGACTCTGACGAAATGGTCAAGCTGAAAATTGGCAACTTTAGAAAGAGGCCGAGCTTCTATCGCTGGGCGATGAAACACGGCTGCCGCCAGGACCCGGCCTTCCGTGGATGGAAGTGGATGGTTGGCGCGGAGCAGCAAAGGCAAATCATGCTGGACATTCGGTCGCAGATTTTACCGGACCGAGGAGTGCGAGTTGCCTGGGGGGACATTCCCGGATTCCCGGACCGCAAGATTGACGCGGAGCTTTACGACCTGGACGACCCGGAAGCAATCAATTCCGCCTACAAGGAAATGGCTGAGGCATTGTCGCAAGTTGATTTGAAGGTCGCAAGTTATCTTGCTCCAGAAAGTCCACTCTCTAAAATCATGGCCGCTCGCCAGCGTGTCGAAATTCTCAAGGTGCCAATTTTCAAAGAGCTTGGCGACGACTATCTCGCCAAAGGATTTTCGCCGGTGTTCTTCGTGAACTTCCGCGCCACGATTGACGAGCTTGCAAAACGGTTTCCAGATTTCCCAATCATCGACGGTTCAACGGAGTCAGTAAAACACAGAGACGAATATGTGCAAACTTTTCAAGAAAATCGGTGCCCCGGTCTCATCGTTAATTGCGACGCTGGCAGCGAGTGCCTTAGCTGTCATGACCTGGACGGCTTTCATCCTCGCGTGGGTCTTGTTTCTCTTGGGTTCTCTGCTACTAAGTTTCGTCAACTGGTTGGACGCCTTCACCGAGACGCGGGCAAGACACTCGCGTATTACAAAGTCGTCCTCGCCGCCGGAACAGTCGAAGTAAAAATCCGCCGAGCCGTCGCCCCGAAGCTCGATAACTTGGACTCATTAAACGACGCGGATTTATCACCAGAAAATCTAAAGATAGTGTGACATACATTCACCGCCCTGGTGTATTGTGTGGGCATGAACGAAAAAGAAAAACTGGCCGAAGCGAAGGAAATCCTCGTGGCTGCTCTTTGTGACGTTGGCATGAAAGGCCGACATGACGAGAAGTGCATCGCAGCACACTTCGCCCGGCACAATCGCATGTGTCCCCCGTCTCATCCAGTTTGGAAGCACGCTCCCGCGTGCGACTGTTGGGTCGGGCGCGCAGCGCAGTTTCTCAATTCTCTCTAACATTATGGACTATCTCCTTGCAAATAACCTTTACGTTGTCGTCGGCATCGTGGTCTTCGGCGCGGTCTTCGGCATCATGTTCGTCAACTGGCTTTTCAACTCCATCCTGGGCTAACCTTATGCCTGAACGCGATTTCAAGGCCCTCTCACTGACAGCGCCAACCATTCACCTGAATGGGGACCGCGCCGAGACACTCCGCGAAGACTACGTCAACGCCTATCACGCGGTCCAGGCTGCCCGCGATGCCCTAAGCTGCACCCGCCCCGATGGCCGGAACTTCTATCCCCAGGGGCCGCAGGCGCTCACGGATGCCATCGCAGAGCACGACCGGCGGCAGCAGCGCCTAGCGGACGTGGCGGAGGAACTGATGGCCCTGGCAACCTATTGCGACAGTTTTTCGAAGGCTTGACAATGACTCGTGAGCAACTTTTTTCCGCCGCCCGGCTGCCCCGGCTGCTGACACAATGCGCCTACGAGGCATACCGGCACCTGGATAGCCGCAGCCAGTTCTTTTCGCTACGCCCCAACGTGTTCAAAGGTAGTTTGACCAAACCCTTGACAACCGCCGCGCCGGTGCGATAGTTCCTTATGATTAAAAATGGAACATACCACCGGCAACTAGGGCCGCTTCCCGGCAGGGGAATGTGGCACGGCTCAATCGAGCTAGTCTATTCCGAGCACGCCATCAAGGCCGCGAACGATGACCGCTATGGCCCGCTCCCGCGTTTCGGCTGCGTGGAATTCGACGCCGCCCTGGACGTAGTGGAAGTCACAATGGAAAACGGCGAGCCCGTGAAAGCGGTCCTCCGCATCCCCGTTGACGACCGGCTTGACGTGGTCTATGTTCTGCTCCGCCCCGAGGCCGGTAGGGCGCTGGTGAAAACCATGTGGGGCAACCTGGGCAGTGACGCCCATTCGACACTCGACAAATCAAAATACGTCCGTATATGAACACATTTTTACTCATTCTTGACGCCGCCCTATGGGTTGCGTTTCTCTGGTTGGCATTCAAACGTTAAAAATTATGCACTCCCTATCTGGTATCATCGCAATGAACGCCGCCGCAGTCCGGCGCGCACACCGTAACGCAGAAACCGAAACCACTCGCCACTGCTCCTTTGCCGGGGACGCGCAGAACGGCGTGGTCCTCCACTCCGCGAAGCAGCGGTCCACAGTGTTCGTCAAGGGCGGCGCGGCTGCTACCGCGTTCCTGGCGAAGTGGTTTGGCACCAACTCGGACACCCGGCGCGACTCAATCGTAGAATCTTTTTTCTCATGACACTTTTAGAAATCCGAGAGGCGCTGATGGAGAAAGTGGTCCGGGAAGAGGCCCGGCCTTTTTACCACTCCGCGAAGGCCAATAGCGAAATGACGAAGGCAAAGCAGGCTTTGATTGCCGCCGTGCACTCGATTGACGACTACTACAAGCATTCCCACAAAGCCGTAGGAATTTACTGCGAACAATTCAAGAAATGAAAATCTCACACCTTACCTTTGGCCAGCTTTACAAGCTGGCATCCGCTCGAACCATCATGCGCGTTGACGCCGCCCGCACCGAAGCGGCAAACGCTTATTATCAACACCGGGTGCCCTGCTGGACCTACGTCACTCGGTTTGACTGTGTGCTGGCGTTCCTCCGGGGGCCGGAACTGAAACGGGCTTTGCGCGATGCAGCCGCAGCGCAGGATATTCCCTACGTGCCCGGCACTGCCTTGGAGCTTTGTCGCTTTCGGTGGTCTCAGTTAGCATACGCGCATGCAAACATCATCTATACTTTTTGCAAGCTCTCGGGGGCCATCGTCCATGTGCATACCGAAGGCTCGGACGTTGTGGTTCGCGTTGACACTACTCCTCTCGGCATCGCGGCGCTGAACTACAAGCCGGGATTGAAGTGGAAAACGATTTGTCAGGAATGCGCCATTGAGAATCTCCGAAGTCCGTTCGATATTTTCTGGTGGCTCACCCCTATTATTCCCTTGAGGGAAAATGACCGGCTAAACCCGGCAGTGTGGCCCTGCAACACTCCGGACGTGGCTGCTATCGCGGAAAGTCTGGTGACCCGTGCGAGCTAAAATCAGAGACCGGCAAATCCTCCGGCTAATAATTTGGATTGAGTTAATTTTGCTGTTGACATTTTAGTGAAGAACAGAGACTACTATGAGTATGCCGTATAAAATCAAGCTGCCCTGCGGTCGGTCCGCAATAGTGGACAAGAGCACCTTTGACCAGCACGGCCATTTGGCGTGGTATGCCGATTGGAAGGGCACGCAATGGCAAGTAGTGTGCGGAGTCCCAACGGAGCGCGGCCAAGAAAAAATCACTCTTGCAAACTTGGTCTTATCCGTTCACCCCGGCCAAACTCCGGACCATAAAAACGGGAACACCTTTGACAACCGGCGCTCAAATCTCCGGCCCGCAACGCGCACTGAACAGCGCGCGAATGTCAGACCCGCTAAAGGTCGCCTATACAAAGGGGTGTTCAAATGCGGCAATCGCTGGACGGCTAAAATAGGAAAAGACCGCAAACAGATTTATCTTGGGCTGTTCGGCTCCGCAGTGGAGGCTGCCCGAGAATACAACAAGGCTGCGCGCAGACTTTTTGGAAAGTTTGCCCGGCTCAATCCCACATGAAAGGTCAAAATGCCCGTCAAGTTGAAGTCGGTAGGAAAAGGAAAAGTCCGCGTAAGCACCCCCAACGGAGTCAAAGCGAAAGCAACCACGCCCGCAAAAGCGCAGGCGCAAAAGCGGCTGCTAAACGCAGTCGAACACGGCTGGAAACCAACCGGAGCCGCTCCCGCTCGCGACGCAATGGCAAAGCGCGCCATGTCGTAGAGTTCGAGCCGTATAGCGGCCCGCAAGGTGGTGAAGGAATTTTTTTTAGTGAAGCCATGCTCCACAACGGGGCAGGGATTTCTTAACGGATGGTGTGTCTCCGTAGACGACACGCAAAAAATACAGTTATGAAAATGACAGACCAAGAACGGATAGAAGAACTCGCAGCCGCAATGGCTGCGAAAAAGGCTCAGCAACAGCTAGACCGAGAGAAAACCTTCCGAGAAGCAAAACGGCTCTTCAATCCGTTTGCCATTCCTACCCTGGGAGCGACGGAATTTCCAGCCGTTGAACTGGGACGACGTGAATCGAAATGCGCCCGCGCCTTCGCAGTGGTCGCCTCTTGCCGATGAACAAAAAAACAACGGGGTCCAGGCAGCATCCCGAATACAAAAAGCGCCTAGCAATCGGCAGAGCAATCGCAAAGTGCTTGCCGCAATACAAAACCCAGGTCGAAGTCGCAAAAGAATTGGGCATCAGCCGGTTCACTGTGGCGGAGACCGAGGCCCTGGCTTTATACAAGCTTTTCATGCGAGCCCGGCAGATGAAGCGAGACGGCTTGCTGGACTCCCTGGAGGATTCGAACTGCGCAGCAGAGAGGGCGCACTTTCAAATCAGGGCGAACAATCTTGCAAAAGATGCTGCACGGCTCTGGTAGCGTGTGCTAAGCTTACCCATGAACGCAAAATATCCGCACTACTACGACCTGGGAGAGGAGCACGGCGCGCGCTTCTACCGGGTCAAATCCCCGAAGACGTGCCCCCATTTTCTTCTGCATAGCGGCTACTGGACGGACTCGGTTAGCTGCCCAACTGAAAAGCACATTCGCCGCATCGCGTTCGCGAAACAAATCAGCCCGGCCACAGTTAAACGTCGGGCCAACAAAGCACACTATCAAAGCTTTTTGGTATGAGTAAAAAAATCGCTGATTGGTCCTGGTTGTGGTCCGTCCCGGTAGAGAGGCCGCACCATCCATACTCCCCAAGCTCTTTGCAGAACTTGGAGGCGTGCCCCTGCTACAAAAACCGCACCAGCACCAATGAGCGCGCCGTCGCCGGGACCCTTGCCCACAAGGTTGTCGAGACTCAAGAGGACGACCTTCGAATCTCGGACAAGGATTTCCTGGCGGCGGCGGAGTGCCTGGACTTCGTTGAAGAGCGACGCGCGGCAATCCAGCGAGAGCTTGATAACGCAATCGGCTGCAACGAAAAGGTGCAGGAGGAGAAAGAAATCTACCTACCCATTGACGACTGCCGCTTCGCTGACTGCGACTCAACCACGGCGGGCTACGTTGACCACCTTCTCCTAGCGGAGCCGCTTTACTACGCCGAATTAATAGACTGGAAGTTCGGCATGTGGCAAGTCGAGGGCGCGGAAAACAATCTCCAGGGCATCGCCTACACACTGGGGGTGTTTAAACGCTTCCCCAAAATCCAGACGGTCCGCTTCTGGTTCAAGCAGCCGCACATTGAATTTCTCACGGACCACACTTTTCAACGCGCCGACATTCCGGCTCTCTACCTTCGGGTGCAAACCGTAGTCGCCAAGGCAAGGGTTGCCCGTGCCGCCGGTGATTTTAAAACCGCGCGGCCTTACGTGCCGGTGTGCAATTTCTGCGACAACATCGGCAAGTGCCCCATTATGTGGGAAACAGCGTTGAAGATTGCGAAGAAATTTCACCCGGTCGAGTTCCCTGAGTCGATTACTATCGGCCAGCTACAAGACGAAGCGAACACGGTGAAGCTGCTGGACCTTTGCGCCGTGATGAAGGCGTTCTCCGGCGGCGGCAGGACTCAAATCACCGAGCAAGTTTTGCGTGGCTCCATACCCGTCCCGGCTGGGATGATGATTCAACAGATGCCAGGACGCCGGGAGATTAAAGACCTGGGCGCTTTTGAAAAAGCTGCAAAGGCTTTAGTCCCGGAGGAAGTTTATCGCGGCTGCCTGAGCGCTACCTTCGGGCCTATCGAGGAATATATTTCTGAGAATGCTCCGAGAGGCCACAAAAAGGCGTCGGTGGAAGCGTTCCAGAATTCCCTGGAGGAAAGCGGCGTCGTCGCGCGCGGCCAGGGCTACTCTTTCTTGAAAATCAGCAACAAAAAACAAAACGACAGTTAAACATTATGGAAGTATCATTCGGAGCAAACCAAACGGCAGCGGCGGACGTGAGTCCGGCCACTGATAACGCGACGCCCACAACGCCGCCCACTCCAACGCCTACGCCCTTGCCGGAGCTACCCCCGCAGTTGCCTGCGGTTCGGGAAAACCCGATTGCGATGGACTGGATTCCGGACTTTAAGGACATTATCGTCCCGCACATTAACATCGTGCAGAACATCGGCGGCTTGACCGACACCTTCGAGTCCGGCCAACTGGTCTACAATCAGGCGACGATTCTTTTCACGCCGCCCAAGGTGGTGAACGGTGCCGTCACCCGTGCTGGAAGTCCTCCGGTGTCTATCACCGTGTTGGGTTTCCGCAAGCCGCGCTTCATCGAGAAGGTCGTCGGCGGCATCAAGGGTATGCTCGTGGAGACAGAGAACGCGGTCCGCGCTGCGGGCGGCACTCTGGATTACCAGGAGTGGAACCTGAAGAAATCCGCCGGTATGAAACTGTTCGGCCCTATGGCTGACGCGTTCGTGGCTATTCAGCGCCCCGAAGATTGCGCCGATGACGAAACCGTTTTCGGTTACGAAATTGACGGGCTCAAATACACCCTGGGTATCTGGTCCTTCAAGTTCAGCACCTACACGGCGGCATGCAAATCCGTCTTCTTCCCGGCCCGGCAATTCGGCTGCCTGAAGGTGGTCCGCGACAAAGTTACGCAGAAGCCTATCAGCGGCGGGTATCCCACCTGGAGCTACGCCGTGAGCACCAAAGAGAAGTCGTTTCCCAACGGCAACGCTTCCTGGGTGCCGGTCATCGTCCCCAACAAGAAAAGCTCTCCCGCTTTTCTGGAATTCGCCCGCGAAGTTTTGCAGGGCTAAACACAATTTCCCGTCTCGCCCGTTTCAGACTAGAGCCGCCAAGGGAAGTGCGGGGTCGCTGGCGAGCGGGAAAACAGAGTCACCAATAACATGAAAACAAAGTTCCTCCTACTCGCCTCTGCACTGCTCTTTGTGGGCTGCTCGGGCGTTCGTCAAATCGGCACGGTCGGTAATGTGAACTACTACAAAGTGAACATTCGCGGCTTTGCCGGTCCTAACATTACCGCGCTCGTCACGGAAACGGACGGCGCAGTGAAAACAGAAACGGCAGCCGCAGGCACGGGCCTGGGGCATACCATCATCGGCAGCGCTGGCAACGTAGGCGCTGCGGCAGCGTTCGGTCTCTCCATCCGTCCTGACCGTGAGACTGTCAACAACGGCAGCAACAGTGGCAGCAGCAGCGGCAGCTTGTCGGCCAGCACTAGCAATTCCTCAGCAACCGGCGGCAACTCGAATGCTACCGGCGGAGCGGGCGGCGTTGGCAACGGCGGCGCTGGCGGAGCCGGGGGCAAAGGCGGGCATCCCGCTTCTCCTGGCAACGGCGGCACTCCCGGCAACGGCGGGCAGAATCCCAACAAGCCCTAAGCGAGCACGGGGGAGGCAGTTTCGCGGCTGCCTCCCTCTTTTTGTCTCCATAAACATAGTTTGACAAACTCCATTGACTCTTGGCTCGCCGGTGCGAGACTGGTTGCATGATTGAACAAACAATAAAAGCGTATGTGGTCCTGAGCGTGCCGGACCTGCGCCACATGTTGAAGCGCGCGGTCGCCCATCAAAAGGCTAACGGAAAACACAAAAATCACTGCGTTGTAATTCGCGGAATTGACGTTGAACTGGGCTCGTTTAATTCCTCTCAGGGTGAGGCGCAAATCTCCAGCTACGACTTATCGCACAAGCCATACGATTCATGAAAAACAAACATGAAAACCGGGAGCAGTGGCTCGCGCAAGCGGTCACGCTGCTGACTCCCCTGTTCGAAACCAAGGGCTACAAAGTGCCCCCTGTTAGAGTCTCCTGCGGCTGGCCGTCCAGCCGGGGAATGTCCGCCACTAAACCAACCATCGGCGAGTGCTGGGACAACACTGCCGCTGACGACAAAGTGAACCAGATTTTCATTTCGCCCCGGCTGAAAAACCCGGTGGAGGAATACGGGGTTCTTCCGACACTGGCGCACGAAGTGGCGCACGCGGTCGTTGGCATTAAGGAGAAGCACAACAAAGTTTTTGGGAAGTGCGTGCGCTCCATCGGGCTCGAAGGCAAGCTAACCGCGACGACCGGCAGCGCCGAATTTCTGACGCACTGCAACACGCTGATGGCGAAGCTAGGGCCTTACCCTCATGCGGCGCTGAATCCTTCGGACCGGCCCACCAAGAAACAGACCACACGTCTAATCAAATGCGAATGCGATTGCGGCTGCTCCGTGCGTATCACCCGCAAGTGGCTCGATGAAGTCGGCGCGCCCACCTGCGGCTGCGGTCACAAAATGAACTTCGAAATTCCTGACGAACTGGAGAGCGACGACGAATGAACTGCCCCGTATGTAATGCGCCGTTGGCTCAAATGCCCGGCAATCAAATGCACCCTGGGGACCCTGAACACGGCTGGACCGTGTGGTGCCCCGCCACTAAATGCCCGCCCCAGGAAGTGGCCGGGCATGGCAATACAGTCAAAGCAGCTTACGAAATCGTGAAACAGCGATTCCCAAAATCCAATGAGTGAAGATGCAATTCCCTACGTCGCCGGGGAAACCGAATTGGCGAACCTGCGAATCGCAAACGAGTCGGCCATCCGCACGCACGCGTTGCGCTGCTCGGCGAAATTCCGAGCCGGTAAGTTCAAACGAGTCGGCCAGGACTTCGTGGATGAAGTGCTGACGGATATTCAGTGCATGCTCAGGGCAATGAGGGTGCAGAGCAAGACCACGATGCATGACCAACTGGAGCCGGATGAAAATACATGCTTCACTACGGGGGTGTTGCGTGCTAAGCTAGACATAGAGATGAATCGCATCATTGCGCGAATCATCCAAAACAAAGTCCAGCGCCAGCCCTCAGTGGGTCAAACGTTGGGCGCAACTCGGTAGACTATGGCACTGCAAATCTGTTACAAACACGAACAAGCTTGGCCGGGAGATTCATCGCTTACATGCACCGAGTGCGCCAAAGAAAGCGCAGCGGCAAATGAATTGGCGGCGCTGCACGCAGAGATTGCCCGGCTCGGCGGCGTGGTTGACCGGCTGCACGGTGTGCTTAGCCGGATGAATGAGCGCAACGACCAGGAGCTTGCCAAGAAAGACGCGCTCATTTCACAACTCCAAGGAACGATTGACGAACTGCGCGAAGACCTGGACGCTGACGACCGGGGGCAAATGTGAGCAGCCATATAGCCGTAGACTTCGAGACGTTCTATTCAACCAAGCTCAAATACTCGGTCCGCTCGATGATTGCGGAGGAGTATTGCAAAAGCGATTTGTTCCACCCCTACCTTGTCTCGGTCTCGGACGGAAAAAATTGCTGGGCAGGTGACCCGAAGGACTTGAATTGGTCCGCCCTGGACGGCAAGGTTTGGGTCTCGCACAACCGATATTTCGACAACACCGTTTTCAATGAAATGCAGAAGCGCGGGATGTTGCCGAAGGTCGCTCCGTCCGCGTGGCACTGCACCGCAAACTTAACTTCATTTCTCTGCAACCGGCGCGCCCTGGATGACGCCATCGAATTTTTATACAAAACGAAAGTCGATAAGTCCTACCGCACGGTCGCAGAGAACAAACAGTGGCCAACGGGCTACACCGAGGAGGAACGCGCGAAGGTCGTCAAAGCCGGTAAGGTTGACGCGCAATGGTGTTGGCGGCTGTGGGAAGAGTTTTCGCCGCGCTGGTCAGCAACGGAGCAACGCCTAAGCAACATCACAATCGAGCAGGGCATGTATGGAGTCCAGATTGACACTGAACTGCTGCACAAATATATAATTGACATTCACGACCTGAAGACCCAAACCGAAAAAGTCATCCCCTGGATGCAGGAGGACCCTGCTGAAGACTGGGACGACTTTGACCAGAAACCAAGTTCAACCAAATGCATCGCAGAACAGTGCCGAAGAATCGGGATACCGTGCCCGCCGACAAAAAGCGCAGACGAAGAGGGTTACGAAGCCTGGGAGACTTTATACTCGCAGAAGAATCCCTGGATAAAAGCGGTAAGCGCGTGGCGGAGTATCAACAAGCTTTACGCGACTTTTCAGACAGTGAAACGCCGCCTGCGGGCCGATGGAACTCTGCCCTTCGCGCTGAAATACTTCGGCGCTCACACCGGTCGCTGGGCAGGTGACGCCAAAATTAATTTTCAGAACATGCGGAAGCAGCCGCTATTTGGCAACGAGCAACGGCTGATGGAGACCAACGAGAAGCGTATTTTCGCGGCAATGGAAGAGCGCGAAGAGACTGGGAAATATCCGGCCTGGGTAAGCTCCGCGATTGATTTTCGCGCGCTGATTGTCCCGCGCCCCGGAAAGAAAATGATTGCCTGCGACTTGGCGCAAATCGAGCCGCGCGTCCTGGCCTACATTTCCGGCAATAAGGACCTGCTCCAGAAAATCCGCGACGGTTACGGGGTGTATGAAGCCTTCGCCCGTTCAACGATGAAATACGAAGGGCCGAAGTTTGACGCCGCCTTCAAAAAGACGGACCAATACAAGCTCTATAAAATCCAGGTGCTCCAGTTGGGCTACGGCGCGGGCTGGGAGAAGTTTATCTCCACTGCTCTCAAAGAGGCTGGGCTGGACCTGACCGAAGGAGACCCGGAGTTTATCGAGATTGAAGACCCCTACACGCACCAGAAAAAGCAGGTCCCCGGCTACGGCGCGCGGAGTAGGGAAATCGTAAAGGGATTCCGGGACGCGTCGCCTCTGGTTACCGCAATGTGGGCGCAAGCGGATGACGGTTTCCGTCGCTCTGTGGGCGAGGATTACGTTGCAACTCTTCCGTCAGGAAGAAAAATGCGCTACGAAAATGTCTGCGGCTCCATCGTGATAGAGAAGGACAAAGTCACCGGCAAGCCTCGCCGCAATACAAAGTATTCCGCTACCATCGGCGGCAAGCGTCGCCTGTTCTACGGCGGCAAAATCATAGAGAACATCGTGCAGGCAATCGCCCGCGACGTTTTCGCAAACCATATCGTCAGCATGGACAAGCTCGGCTGGCGCAATTTATTTTCAGTCCATGACGAGGCCGTTCTTGAAGTGGAAAGTTCCGTCGCGGCCAGCGACGTGCAGCGGGAAATGTCGGTCTGTCCCGATTGGCTACAAGGTTGCCCTCTAGCGGCGGAGGCAAAGGAAATCAGTCACTACGAAAAATGAAATTCTACTTCTCAGAAAACCTATCGACAAGCCAACTCCAGTCCGGCCCTCTGCCCTGGGAGTTCAAACCGGCTGGGGAAATCTCTCAGCAAATCCGCAAGGTCAAGGAAGACCGTCAGACATGGTATAACACCGAAAGCACGAAGCACTATTTTTACACCGGCATCGAAGCCTTAAATCCGTTCCTTCGAATAACCAAGCAGGAAAATCCCCCGCTCACCATTCACGTTTTTTGCGCCGATTATGACGCGAACGTTTCGGAGGAGAGAATCAACGAGGCCATCGCGGACATGAAAATAAAGCCAACCTGGGTAGAGCGGTCCCTGGGCGGCAACTTCCGGCTTATCTGGATTCTGGAAGTCCCGCTACGCGTAGACAATTACGATTTCTGCGTCTACGTGCTCCAGCAAGCGGTCAAGTGGCTGCAACTGGACCGGCTGCCGGAACTGGACGAGCCCGCCTTTTCCAATCCTACGCGGCTGCTCTGTAACGGCTGCGTGTGGCGCGAGACCGGGCACGGACCGGTGAAAGAGAAAGACTCGCAAAGTTTTTTCGTGGAATGTGGCAGGAAGTTTCGTTTTAACGCGCCGGACGATGCCCTCGTGCCACTGGACATTGTTCAGAAAGGTCTCGTCGCAAAGTTCCCGGACTTCTCCTGGCCGGAGTCATTCGAAGTCGGTTCGATGGGTCCGGCCTTTTGGGTGCCCGGCGCAACGTCTCCCAAATCTTCCATCGTCAAAGATAATGGGATGATGACGTTCTCCGGCCATGCGGCGAAGTCGTTCTACTCCTGGTCGGACATTTTGGGCGCGGAGTTCGTGAAGGATTTTCTTGACGCCTCCATCGCGAAGGCAACCGCAGGCATCTATTACGACACGAAAAAATATCATCGGTGGAGCGACGCTCAAGGCAAATACGCATCGCATGACAAGGCGGACTTCCTCCTCTACTTGAAAGTGGACTGCAACCTGAGCGTAAAGCCGGGCAGTGATGGCAAGTCCCCGGTAGACAAAGCGCTTCGGCATATTCAAGAGCACAATGGGATTGAGAACGCGGCCCCGTTCGTAATGCGCACGCCGGGCATCCTGACCTTCCAGGGGAAGCGTCGTTTAAACAACTACTCGCTCAAGGCGATAATGCCCGCACCGGGAAAGCAATACTGGGGGCCGAAGGGAAACTTTGCGTTTATCTGCTATCTGCTGGAGCATCTATTCAAACCGCTCCAGCCGCAGCTTGCCTACTTCCTGACGTGGTTCAAGCGCTACTTTATGTCGGCGCTCGATTGCAAGCCGCAAGCCGGGCTGTATGTCTCCTTCAGCGGCATCGAGGGCTGTGGCAAGGGCCTGCTGAACCGGCATATAATCGGCGCAGCGGTCGGCGGCTTTGTCGAGGCCACGAAAAATCTGGTGAAGGGCGGGACGTTCAACTCGCACCTTTTCGAGTATCCGCACTGGGTCCTGGATGACGACTCAACGTCCGAATCGCACGCCATCAGGTCGCATGTCTCCGCCACTCTGAAAAAAATGGTCAGCAATCAAGAGCACGAATACGAGAAAAAATACGAAGTGTCCGGCATGGTCGAGTGGATGGGCCGCATAGGCTTGACCACCAACCTTGACTCGAACTCCATGAAAATTCTGAGTTCGCTGGACGTTCTCTCGCTGAACAAAATGATGATGTTCAAATGCGTGGACCAAGAATCGGAACGGGTTGATTTCCCGGACCGCTACGAAATCCAGGAAATCCTGGCCCGCGAGCTTCCCTTTTTCCTGGCGTGGCTGATGGAATACGCGCCGCCGGGATTCATCAAGGAAGACACCCGGTTAGGAGTCAAAGAGCCGTATCATGACCCCGATTTAATGGACATGTGCCATCAGGGGAGTCCAGTGGCGACGTTCAAGGAAATCCTGATTGAGACGCTCCGGCAGTATTGGGAAATGAATCCCGAGGAGAAAACTTTTTCCGGCACCGCTTCAAGTATTTATCAAATGCTTTTCCTGAATCCCACGAACGAGCGGATGCTTCGCGGCTATCGGCCCGAGCAGGTCAACCGATACCTGGAGCAACTCAACAACCAAAAGCTGCTCGAATGCACAATCTCCACTGGCGACAAAATCCACAAGTCCCGCATCTGGACTTTCCCCCGTCCCGCCGAAGCGGCGGCACAACCGCCCCCCGAGCCTCCGGCCAGCGAGCCCGGCGCAAATCCTTTTGAGAAACAACCATGAGCGAACCCCTCACACTGTTACCCGGTAAGCTGGACCCTGCGGCTGAACTGGAGCTAGTCAAAAAAATCAAGGCAGGCAATGTAGACGCCCGCGCAACTTTAGCTTTGGCGAATATGCGGGAAGCAATCTCCTACGCGCGCCGGGTCACCGGCGGCAACATACCGGACAGCCAACTCGCCAGCGCGTGCTATGACGTGCTGTGGCGCGGCGCAATCCGCTTTGACCCGAAATACGGCAAAAGGTTCTTTGCTTTTTGTAAAGTCGGCGTTCGAGGATGGTGCCGCAACATTTGGAAAGAGCGCGAAGTGGTGAAGAACGCGAAGCCCGTGGACCCCGAGGCTCCATCAGTCAAAAAATTTCATGCTGATTACGAATTGCGCGACGCCTGGGACGAAAAGGATTTAGTCACGCCTGAGCACGAGATTTCGGAGCCGGATTTCCGAGGCATTCAAATGCGCGAGCGGATGCGGCTTATCATGGGCGTAAGTCGAAAAATTTGCACGGTCAAGGAAAGGCAGATTCTTGGCTTGACATACTTCGCGGGCTTCAATTTCCAGGAAACGGCTGACCTGATTGGCGTCAGCAGGGCAGCCGTCCAAGGAATGAACTCGAAGGCGCTCCACAAAATCCGTGGAGAATTATACCGAAAGAAACGCTTATTTAACGACTAATATGATGTTAATACCGCTCACTAAGGGATTTTTTGCAAAAGTGGACGATGCAGATTTCGGGTATTTGATGCAGTGGAAATGGCACGTCACTACGTCCAACGGGGGCAAAACATTTTATGCGGTCCGCAATGTGCGGGCCGATGAAGGGGGCCGAGGGGAGAAGATTTACATGCACGCCGTCCTCTTGCCGGAAGTCCCGGAAGTGGACCACCGAAACGGAGATAGCCTAGACAACCAACGCGGAAACCTTCGGCCAGCGGATGCTCTGAAAAATAATCAGAATCGCCGGATGCGGAGCGACAAGCTGGTCCCGTTCAAGGGAGTCACGCAGCACAAAAAGGGTCGGTCTTATTTTCAAGCACGCATTAAAGCGAACGGGGCGCTTCATTCGCTAGGGTATTTTAAGGACCCCGAGGAAGCGGCCCGCGCCTATGATGCCGCCGCCAGAAAATTTTTTGGCGAGTTCGCGCTGGTCAACTTCCCCTGAACCGGAGACTATTCTTATGACTGAACATTTTAGCGCTAGACCTGGGGACGCACATGGGAGTCGCTCACAACCTGAGCGGCCCCCTGAATGCTTGCACAGTCCAGCTTGCGACTGCGAAGGAAATCAATACCTGGGGCAAGCAGCGAATGGACCGGCGAGACGACCCACGGATACACAGGATGCACTCATACTTGCGTGCGCTGCCTACGCCGGACTTGGTCGTCTTCGAAGACGTGCAATTTTCAACATATACCAAACAGGCGCAACTCTGGCCTTCGTGGCGCACGGTAGTCTGGCTGACTTTCTCTGGTCGCTCTATTATCGACTGTGTGCCCGTCGCTACGCTAAAGCTTTTCGCAACTGGATACGGCCAAGCGGACAAAGCACTGATGGAAAAAAAACTAAAAGCGCTGCACCCGGAAATCCCTTGTGATAATCTTGGGGACGACGCAATAGATGCAATCTGGATATGGCTATGGGCAAAACACAATCTCGCAAGAATCGACACGAAGAGCGCGCTCCACAGTTGAGCATGGCGTCGCGTGAAATCGTGACGCGCTATCAACTGGATTCGCTGATGCAGGTGCTCGGCATGTCCTCGTCCGTGCTGGCGCACTTCCTACGGATGGACCCGAGCACGGATAAGCTCACCCCCTGCGAAACCGAAGCGCGCATTTCCATAGAGAACACCGTGCGGTCCGCCTGCGAGCGCATGGACACAATCCTGCGGGAAGAGAGCCGGTGGTCAATGGACTTCCAGCTTGACGCGGAGAAGAAATTTTCTGAAGCGCAAGTCCTGAATAACCAGCTTTTAGAAAAACAGCGCGACGCCGCCGCAGAGATTTCCTCACCGCACTTTCGATACCGGCCTACGATGCTCCGGCTTGTGGATGGCTCCTGGTGCGCCTTCCTGGGCAACATTGATTTTATGGAGCAAGGCGTCATCGGCGTCGGGAGTTCTCCCGCCGAAGCAATCGAAGCTTTCGATGATGCTTGGCACGGAGTCGCCAATGAAAAAGTTTTAGCTTGGGCAAAACAACGAGAAAAACACTTAGAAACCGGGACGCCCCTTGGGCCGTTCCCAATAGACCAAAATGAAAAACTGGACGAAAGCCGAAATCAAGAAACTGAAAACCGAGCGCCTGGAGGGCCAGACAGTGGGCCAAATAGGGATAACCCTGAACCGGACCGCTAAATCCATCGAACTCAAATGCAAAAAGCTTGGCATCCCGAGCAACTACGCGCCTCCGGTTGCGGTGGCTGCTGAGACTCCTTACAAAGAGGACCGCGCCAGGGTCTCCGATGAAGTGTGGAAAGAACGCTACTCAACGCTTGCGAAGAAATACGAGAGGGCGCTGAAGGAAAACTCCGTGGTTGAGTCCCTGGTCGCCGACATTAAATCGCAAGCGCCCCTGAGCTACTCGGACGCTCCGCCCGTGGTGCTCACCGATAGGAAAGGCAGCAAGCCACAGAGCGCCGTGCTGCTGTTCTCCGACACGCACGTAGGCCAAGTCATCAAGCCGGAGCAGACCCTTGGTTTCGGCGAATATAATTTCAACATTTTCCTGGCCCGGCTGAAATACCTGGAAGAGTCTACGATTTCGATTCTGACCAAGCACACGACCACGAAGATTGACGAGTTGGTTGTCCCTATGCTGGGCGACTTCCTGCACGGCGCTCTCAACCACTCTGCGGAGGCAGCGCAGCATGTGACCCTGTTCACTCAGTATTACAGCGCCGGGCACGCCATCGCCCAATTCCTGCGCAACCTGTCGGCCTACGTGCCGAAGCTCCGGATTCAAACCGTCGTTGGAAATCACACCCGCTGGGGCACTCAGAAAAAGATGCCCACGGAAAACAGGTATTCGAATCTCGATATGTTTCTTTACGCGCTGGTCGAGGCACTGACACACGACGTGAAAAAAATCGAGTGGAACCTTAACATGCAGCCGTTCGCACTTTTCCAGGTGCAAGGTTTTACTTTCCATGCGTCGCACGGTGACCACTTGCGCGGCGGAGACAAGGCGCTTGGGATTCCTAATCACGCTTTCGGCAGACAGCTATCAACCACGGCTCAACTTTTTGCGAAGCATGAACAGCAAGCGCCCAACTACTACGTCACGGGCCATCTTCACCGGGGCATTCAGCTTCCGCACGCGCTGGGGGAAATTATTGTCAACGGGGGTTTCCCTGGATTGGACAATTACGCACTGGCCGAAAACTTCAATCCGGTTGACGCGATGCAGCGGCTCTTATTTGTGCATCCAAAATTCGGTCGCACGGCAGAGTATCCGTTGAGTCTCAAGTTTGCCGAAATCCGAGACGCAACGCCCTACACTATCCCGGCGGCTTTTCCCATCTAAAGGTAGTTTTACTTTACCCCTTGCGTTCTGCCGCAGGGGGTGTATTGTGTCTGCATGAATATAAAAGTAAACGATGATACGGCGGAGTTCAAAAGCTGGTTCGCCGAAGTGGTGAAGCGGGACGCGGCTTACATGGCTGAGCATTTCAACAGTCTCCCGGCGAACGAATTTCGGGTCAATTTTGGAACACGGTATGTCCGGGTGATGCGCGGCACGTCCGCCCACGCGTTCATTGACCGCAGCAATGGGGACGTGCTGAAACCGGCCACTTGGAAGGCCCCCGCGAAGCACGCGCGCGGCAACATTTTTGACGCGTCGAATGGCCTGGGCTCGATGGGTCCCTACGGACCGGCCTACCTGAAGTAATTTTATGCGAAAACTGAAATTGTATGTGTGGGAAGACGTTCTGACGGATTACACGTCCGGCGTCATGTTCGCTCTTGCCGAGTCGGAGGAGGAGGCTAGAGTTCAACTCACGATGGAGCAAAGAGACTGCACGCGGGAAAAAGCCGTGCTGCTACTGGACAATGCGCGGAAGAACGGCAACGACCGAGACCGCAATTTGTTTTGCGGGTGCTTCCTGGAAGACGTGCTGAAGGAGCCACGAGTCTTGACGGAAAAATGCGCCTTCGCCGTTTGGGGCGGAGGGTAAACCAAATTCTTAATTGTGCGAAGCCGGTTGTTTAAACAACCGGCTTCAAAATCTGGTTCAACAAGCGCCCGGCCCCTGGCTCCGGTCCGCTCGTCGGCGCGCCGGGTTGCATGGCCCTGGCGCGTGCCGTGGCTAGGGCGCGCTGCGCGCCTGCGGGCTGGGAAGGTCCGATAGGGGCGGCTGGGGCTGGCGACGCGCCTGGGGGCAAATTCATCTGCGGGGGTGCTTTGGGCGTTGGAGTCGCAAAGCCCGCCGGAGCGTGCGTTCGGGTCAAAACGGGGTTATTGTGGCCGGACTTCGCTACCGCGTGGTCGATTACGTCCCACGGAGGCGCGATAGCCTGGAGCTTGCCCGCCTTGTCGGCTGCCTGAATGTCCTCCGGGTGAATGTGGAGGGCGTTGAAAATGACGCCGGTGTTGCCGTGCATGGAGCGGTAGAACATGAAACCGGCCTGCTGCAAAAGGTCCTTGTTCTTCGCCAGGAGCTTCCCCTCGTCGCGCTTGCCAAACTCTTTGATTGGTATCGAGGCAGCCGGAGGCGCGCCAGCCATTAGGGCCTGCATGGCCGGTTGTTTCAAAAGGTCATGAGGCAATGCAGGACCGGCGGGCGCTGCGGCTCCTTGGGCGGGCTGCACTTCCTGCGGCGTGGCTTGTGCCTGGGGAGCGGCGGGCGATTGGCTGGGGTCGAGGGGCTGGACTAAGTTTGCGTCTGGCATATATCAATGGTCTTTCAATTTGCGGGGCTCGACAAGCGGAGCTTTTTTGTCCCTGGGTATCTGCTTTAGGAATTCCGTCCACATGTCCGGCCCGGTGACTGGAGCAGCAGCGATTTGAGCCGCGTGCTGCATTTCAGGAGTGTAGAGCTTTTTTAAATTTTTCATCGTCTTGGTGCTGGTGATACCAAATCAAATCCGGTCTGCTCCATCGGCTTCGCTTTTGCCTGAGCCTTCTGCGCTGCGAGCCGCTGTTGAATTCCCGATTCGAGCATCGGCACTTTTCCGATTTCCTTCCGGTAGTCGCCCAAGTCCAGGCGTCCCCAAGCGTTGTCGGCCCAATGTTGTTTTTCGGCGAACCACATGCCGCCTTGGAGCGCGTCCGGCTGCACACCGAGTTGCTTCGCTGCTTCGCGGAAAACTTCCTGCGACAAAGCAAAGTCTGCATCGTTGACGCCGGTCGAGTTCTTCGGCAGAATTCGCCAGCGAGGATTTGCGTCCTGGTAGCCCAAGCGTCGCATTGTGCGGTCTGCCCAAACGTCAATCGTCGCTTCGTGCCCGGTGCCTAGAAGATTCTGCACGAAGTTCTGAGTCTTCGGCCCCTGGGTCTGCTCCAGCCATTGCCGAGCGAAAACCTGGAGCACTGCGTCAGAGTGCATCCCGTAAAGTTTCCCGTTGGACTGCTTCGGGCGCAGGTCAAATTTCTCCGTCCAGTTCTTCAGAAAATTCGCTTCTGACTGGACGCCTTCGGGCTCCTGCTTTTTCAACCATTTTTCCCAGGAGCCGTCTTTCACTTTTTCCAGACCCTCTTCGAACTTTTTGATTTGCTTGTCGAACCGGCCAGCCTTGTAACCCTGGAGCGCGTCATTGGCGAAAGCGAAATTCGTGTCCGGGTTGTTATTCGGCGAAGTGGCTGCCAGCAATTCCGCCATCATTTGCGCGTGCTTTCCGTAGACCCTCTTGAGTTGCGGAGTGAATTCGGAATACCACTTGAGGCCCTCTTTAAAATACGGATGGTCTATCCATTTCTTCGCTTCCTCAACGAGCTTTGCGGCGTAAGTCTTCACTGCCTCTGGCCTGTCCATTCCCTTAATCAGGGGAGCGTTGACAATGTCGGAAGAAATTTGCGGGTCCACCAATTCGCCCGCCTTGTTGCGGACCTTATTCGGGACAGTCGCCTCCGGGTAATAGTCCCGAAGTTCCTGGGTGCCCATTTCGGAAACCTGTTTCGTAGACAGAGCATTTTTCTCTTCGCCGCCTAAAAGACTTTGCTGCTTCGCCTCTCTCTTGAGAGGGATTCGGCGAGCGAAATCAACGCCCATGCTGAACGCTGGCCCGCCGGGCACCTGGGAGTAGAAATCCAGGTTCTTTGCCTCTTTGCCTACCACGGTGTTATCGTGGTTCACCGGCGACAGAGTGCCGTCGTTGTAAATAAGACCCTTGTTTGTCAACACGGACTCTTGCCCGTATTTATTGCCCCACTCCGTGGCCTGCTCCTGAGTCATTCCCGGCACGATGAAATTCTTGCCCTGGTCAACGCCCTTGTAATTGCCTTTGACTTCGATGGGGTCGAACCCTGCGTCGCGCAACTCTTTTTCAAGCTGGTCGTTCGCCTCAACATTGACTTTGTCAGTGCCCGCGCCTTTGCTCTCCTGCGTCGCAGTGAATAGCGCCCAACCGGGTTGCTTCAAAGCGTCCGCAAGTTTGGTTTCGTCTTTGAAGTCTTCCGCCTTGGGTGCCTGAAAAGCTGCCTCCGCCATTGAAGGCTCTGCAATGGTGTGCCCCCGGTCGTCAGTAATTCCTTTGCCGGTTGCGTTGGCGAGTTCTTCCATCGCGCCTTGCTGCTTCGGTGAAAGTCCCCGGTGCTCTGCGGCGATGTAGCCGCTCATGTTGGCCAGCCGGGCGTAGCCTTTGCCAAGCGCGCCCTCAACGGCTCCGTTCTTGTGCTCTCGTGCGCCTTCGATATTGTGACCGGCCCAAAAAAGATGCGAGTCGTGCGCATTGTAAATATCTCCGCTTGGGTGCATCCACATGGACGCGTATCGGGTCGCGTTGCGAACGTTCTCCAGGTCGTTGATTTTGTCAGCCTTCGGCGGCTGCGCTTGAAACTCCGGCTTGTTCGGGTCGAACGTCCCACGATTGTCTGTGGACTTCACCTGCTCCGGACGGAATGCGATGTAATGGTCCGTGCCCTTCTGCAAGCCCATCCCAGGAAATTCCTGGTCAGCGTTTTTCAGAACGATGCCGTCGAAACCCATGTTCTCGAAAACTTGCCGGGCGAATTCAGGCGAAGCGAGAGTCCCGGTCTTTGCTGTCCCGGCAGATTCCGGCATATTAGCTTCAGTCACGGCGTCAGACGCTCTTAACATTCTGGCGGCTTCATACGCCGATACGCCGTCGATTCCGTTTTTAGAAACTTCATTCCACACTTCTTGACCGTCCAGACCAAACTCCGGCGCGGTCTTCAAAATCGAATTATAAAGGTCCATTGCACTGCCGCCTTCGGTGCCAGTATTTTCGTCGTATTCGTAATTGAATTCAGTGCCTCCCTTGCGGTCTAGCACGACCGGATTTTCCATCTTCAGGTAGGCCGCGATGGTGCGCGGTTCTGGTCCAACAAGTTTTTCTCTGGCAACGTCTGCAAGCTGTGAGCGCGTTAGCCCTTTGTATTCTTCGCTGTCGAGCCGGTCTGTCAGGGTCTCAATTCTACTCCTCAAGTCCGGCCCAACGCCTTCGTAATTTCCGGAAGCGTCGTTCGGGTCATCCGAAAAGTAGTGGCCCACGCCCATGAAATTCTCCGGGTTGCCGCGCTCATTGCTGAAGGCGTCAAACTGGTGCGTCGTGCCATGATAGACGACAATCGGTTTCTTGTCCTCGCCCACTACCTTCGATTTGCCAAACCACTTTTTGAAGTATGGCGACTTCGTTCCCTTGTCGGTCCAAAGTTTTTCGGCGCGCTTCTCTTCGCCCTTCTCTGCACCGGCTGCTGTGGCTGGCTGAAAAGCAGCCTCCCCTGGGGAAAGCTGTTTCACTTTCGTCGAAGTGAACTTCGCAACCGCGTTATTCTCGCGGCTTAGGTAGCCCTCGTAACCGGCATCCTGAATTCGCTTTTCGTAGAGCGACAGTGCGGCGCGTTGGTCCATCGGCGCATACCCGGCGGCTTCGAGTTCCTTGGAACTGGGATAGAATCCTTTGGGGTCTTGGTCAATGTCGTAAAGATTTCCGCGCTTCACTTCGGCCCGGTATCGCACGTCGCCCAGTCCGCCCTCTTTCTCGTAGCCCTTCGTCCCGAGATATGTCCGGGGAACATAAAGCTCCGGGTAATCCCGTTTGCGCGCCAGTTCAGCGCCAGCGACGCCGGTGCCGTGAAACTCCGGCTCCAGAGTCTTCAGGCCCTCAACATTCGAATAGTGGACAAGCTTTTCTTTGTCTTCTACCGGCTTCGCTTGAAAAGCTACTTCTGGCTTCGCCGGGACTGCGCCCTCTGCGGCAGTCGGGGGCCTGAGTTCCGGAAGCTTGAAACCTTTCTTCTCCAGCGAAGGCCCGTAGGTGGTTGACCGCGCAATAGGACCCCCTAAGTGGCTCAGGTCGTCCACTGCGGTAAGCTGCGGCGCAATTCCCATTCCGATTGAACTGAAATCCTGGTAGCCGTCGTGAGTGGCTCGGTATTTTTTGCCGTCCGGCCCCTCGATTTCGATAGGGGTGCGCTCCATCGGTTTGAAACCGGCAGTAATAGAAAGCGTGTTGCCCCGGAACTGCGGAAGCTCCGGCGCGGGGGTCACCTTCTTAATGTTGGCAACGTTCAACTGCTGCAAAACATTTTTCGGCTCCGGCAAACCCGGCGATGCTTTTTTCATCGCGTCTCGAAGCGGATTCACTTCTGCGATAGGCAAACCGGCAACGCCTATTTTCTCCGCTCCCGGCCCGGCGAACTGACGACCAGTCGGAGTGACTCTCCCCGGCGCGGTCGCCTCAGAAATTTCCTGCGCCTGCAAATTACGAGGCAGCTTCGTTCCCCTGGCAATATCCGTCCGAGGAACGGCGGAGAGTTGCCCCTTGCTGCTGAAAAGGTGGTTGATTAGGTCCGCTTCCTCCTGGGGTAGCGCGACGGGCTTCGCACCAGTCTTCTCCGGCGGAAACACGCCCGCGCGCGCCTGGGTGCCAGAGGGGACGACAAGCTCCTGGCCCGCGCCAGTAAAGCCGCCCATTTGATTCTGCACAAAGGTATTGACTGCCTTCTGAAAACGGTCCCATTCCGGCGGCGTAAGAGACCGCAGACCGGTGTCCGTTTTGAACGGCACAAGCCCCTGGATTTCGGGATGGTCCGAAACGTAGCGAAAAAAGTCATGCGCGTTCTGCTCGAAAATTCCGGGGTCCCAGCCGAGGATAGTATGTCCGCCGTCCTTCGTCGGCACTACCCGATAGGGGAAAAACTCTTTGCCGGTCTGACTCGTGGTGTCAATCTTTACGCCGCCGTTGTTCGCGATTGCGTCCGAAGTCGTCGCCAGGGCGTCTTTGACCGGCGGAGTGGTCGCAGTGTTGGCCATCTGCTGCGCTTCCTGAGCGGCCTGCTGCCTCTGCGCCTCAGTGGCGGGTATGGCGTGCGACGGGAGCGGAGCTACGGGCGGAGTTCCAGCCGGGGTAATGTCTGAAGCAGTGACGGGCGCATTTTCCCGCAAGCCTTTCGCTGCTTTCGCCTGCCCCTGCACCACTTTGTATTTCAGCGGCAGTTGCCCGTAGTCGGTCGTCCGTCCTGCGAGAGGCTCACCACCGAAAAACGAAATCATGTTCGCCACGCCGCGCCACATTTTCCCGCCGAGCGTGTTCGGGCTCTGGCCAGCCTTCATCCAGGCGTCGCCGTTCTCCGCGCGAATTTCGTCGCCGATATAGTTATCAACTACGCCCTGTTTTTCTTCCGGGGTGAGAACAGTTTCCCAAAGCGATTTTCCCTGCGCGTCTGCTGCCGATTGCGCGTCCGTAATTGCCTTCGCCTGCGCTGCGGGGTCCTCGATTCCAGCAATCAATTTTTCTCTCGCTGCTGCGTCGCCCTTGCCGGACTGCGTAATCACATAGGAGCCGGGGTCCGTGGTTAAAGTTCCATTTCCCGAGAGCCGCTTTGCGTATGACTCCAGGTATCCGTTCCACTCTTCCGGAGTGTAGGATTTTTTCGCTGCGTCGTTGAGCGCCTGGACCGCATTCGCGCCGAGCACGTCATCCATTGCGTGCATTGCCTCATGAGGGGCGGCGTCCAGGTTACGGAAAAGGACAACCTTCCGGGTCACTCCGTTATTGTCCTTCAAATTGAGCGCGTTGAATCCCTGCTGCTGAGAATAAAATTGCGCGTCGTCAGGAGACAGACCGGCTTTCTCCAACGCCGCCGGTAACTGGTCGGGCTGGCCTTCGGCGGGCCTGGGAACATAAAAAGCTTCTGTGTCGGAGCCGATTCCTTTTCCGAATCCCCGGACCGCGTTGATTCGAGTCTGTGTTCCCTTGTTCGCCGAGTTGTAGGCCGAGTTGTGTATCGCGCCGAGGGTGTTCGCAAAATTCCGAGTGTTGGGAACAAAAGTGCTTTCCCCGTAAGCCCTGGGAGCAATGATTTGCCCGCTGACTATCCTGGAGCCCATCCCCTTTGCAGCGCCAGCAGCGCCGAAGGCAGTCCCGAAAGGAATGAATCCGTCGCGGTCCGATGGTTTGTCTGTGGTGACTGCCAATAGACCGGCGTCAAACGCAGCGCCGGTGCCGAGACTGGCCACTGCTGCGGGAGTCGATTCTAAAATGTCGCGAGCGGCCTGCACTCCTCGTCCGGTGACTTCCTCCGCCGGGCCTGCAATCTGTTTTCCGAATTCCGCAATCCTGCCGCCGTATTTCTCCCCGAGCCGAGGGATTTGCTCCAAAGCTTTTTCACCGAGCCCGCCTAAAATTGCCCCGGCGACTCCGCCGTGATGCGCGCCGGTCGCTGCGCCGATAAGAGGAGCAACGGTCTTGAAGGTCGGCGAGGACGTGACTTTTTCAATTCCTGCCCCGGTCTTCTCAGCAGCTACGCCGGTGCCCTGCATCGTCCTGCCGAATGCCACTCTTGCGGCTGCGCCAACGTCCAGCGGTTTCGCTGCCGGTAGCGCGGCAATATCTTGCGCTGCCGCCGGGATGACAGATTCCCCAGCCACTTTGCCTAAAACTTTTGCTCCCGCTCTTGCGGCTGCGCCTGCGGTCTCAAATGCAAGACCCATACCCTTCCAAACGAACGGCGAACCAGCGGCAGCCTCCGAAACTTTCTCCGGACGAATTGGTTTGCCCGCTTCCGCCAATGCGGCAACGGTGTCCTTCAGTCCAGGAATGTTTCCACTAGCAGCGCGCGCCATCGTGCCACGATTTGCAATCTCATTGACAAGCGCATGGTCCATGTCGGCAGACGTGTAATCCTTGGGGCTCGGTGCCGCGCCAATCCACTGAGCCGCTTTCTTGCCCGCCTTGACTGCCATTTCCCCGAGGCCGAGGAGCCCGGTCGCCGTGCCTGCGGCTCCTTCGGTTTGCTCCCGCAGCCGGTTATAAAAAGTGTCTCGCTCTTCCGGCGTGAGTTCCTGGTGAAACAAAGCCTTGACTGCGACTGGCGAATCCTTCAGCGCCTTCACCGTGTTCGCCGCCCACCCAAACATTCCCTTGCCGGTTTCAACAGCGGCTTTTTTGACTCCCTCGACAGAGAGCCCGGTGAACATACCTTGCTGCTGAAGCTTATTGAGCGCGAGCTTGGTCTTGTCCCAAACTTCTTGAGAAGATTTCGTCTCCGGGTCGGACTGCTGATAAAGCGCTACGGGGTCGAATTGGGGATTTGCCTTTGCTGAGGCAACCAGTTCATCAACCGTCATGTCTTTAAGAGAATTCCCCGCCGCCGGAGGAGGGGGCGCGGTCTGGCTAGTTGCTTCGCTCGCCTGTTCCGGAGTGATGACCCCAGCCGGAGGGGGAGGCGTCGAAATGGCTGCCTGCGTCTGTTCGGGCGTGAGCGTTCCCGCCGGAGGAGGCGGAGTAGCAGCCGGAGGCGGAGCAGTCATTTGCTCAAACTCGCCAACCTGGGGGAGACCTGGAGACAGGGCAGTTGTCGGCGATGGCGTCGTTGCCTGGACAGCAACGGGTGCATTCGCCGTTCCACTTGCAAAGGGAACTGGTAACACGTCGGGCATAATTTTATTGCGGCCAATGACGACCGTCAGGAGCAACCCAAGAAGGGACTCCGCCAACCATTCCCGGCTTTAATCCAGGAACAGAAGCGGACCACGCCGGGAGAGCAGCAGCAGCGGGTGCAGAACCAGCAGCAGCGGCAGCGGCAGCGGGTGCGGCAGCCGAAGGTGCAGCGGCAGAACCTTCGACAGGATACCGAGCAACCAAACTCCGCTCATGCGATAAAAGTTGCGTCTGTGGAACGTCCCGCAAAACTTCGGCGGCGTTGCCTTCGATGGCGGAAATATTGTCCTGGCCGATTGCAATTAGCCGCGCGCGCACTTCGGGAGGAAACGCGTGTTCCTTGGTGAGCGTGGCTTTGATATTGTAGAGACGCTCCATCAGAGGAACCGCGTCCTCAATGTTCGTCACTTTATATTCGCCAGCGGCAGCCCTAGCGCCTCCGCCCCCACTCTTGAGAGACAGTTGCATGACCGTGTTCGCGAGGGTCGTATCGTTCTGCGGCGTCGGGCCGGGCAGCTTGTAGCGCTCCACAGTGTTATGAAATTGCCGGATGATGCCCATGCTGGATTTCCAGTCCGTCACTGGCGTATCTTTGCGCGCGGTCTCCGCAACTTGCTGCGGTTCGGTCCCCGGCTCCGGCGCGATTTGTTCGCCTGGGGCAGTCGTCCCGGCTACGCTTGGATACGTCGAAGCCCCCGCCGTAGGCATTACCATCGAAGGAGCCGGAGTAGAAGGCGCGCTGGGAGCGGCAGGTTGAACCAATCCGCTCGAAGATTGCCCGCTGGTCTGAGATTTTGCAGCGGGCTTCATCAACACGCTTAGAGCCTGCTGCCGGAGTCCGTGGTAATATTCAAACGCATCCGAGCCGGGAGAAATATCTTCGCGCAAAGCGTTTCTGGTGACCGCGCGCTTAATCCCTTTGTCGTCGGTTTGGATTTGCGGAGGGCCGACAGGAGTCAGACCTTGAGCCGCGATTTGCTGAAGCGTCCCCGCCCTGGTGTAAACCCGGCCCGCGTCCGCCACGGCGTCGTAGTCCACTTCCTTTGTCGGGTTGCCTTCCTTGTCGGTTTTATAAATCGGCGGGTTGTATTGGAGATACTGGTCAATCGCCTGCTTGTTCAACAGGTCCGCCTGCTCTTTGCCCAGCTTCGCTTGAGCAAATTGGGACTCTGACGGTAACAACTGAGACTGAGCGTGTGCTTGCTGCGCTTGCAGTTGCGCCTGCGCTGTCACTGCGGAGCGCTGAGCCTGCCGGGCCTGAATAGCTTCAGGAGAAACATACTCTCCCATTTCCTGCATCAGCGCTTTTCGTTTGGACTTCGCGGCGTTGTCAACGCGGTCCAAAATGTCGTTCATAGTGATGGACCCGTTGCGAAACGAGTTCACCAAATTCTCTACTGCCGCCGGGCCGACAACATTCGGGTCCGCGCTCGTCGCCAAAGGCTGAGCGGCCATCCCCGCGTTTACGTTTATTTGAGCATCACCAGCACCACCGATAGGCATAAATTAAATTCCTCCTTGCATCAACATTGTTGACGGTCTTCCAGCGCCGCCGTAGCTTGCACCGTAGCTCGCAGCCGGGGAAACCCATCCCGAAGTAGTATTCGGATTCCACATTGCATTTGTGTTCTGCTGGCCCACCGAGCTTTGAATCTGCGGAGGATACGCGGGCGAAAGTGCAGCAGCTTGGGCAGTGCGGTTTGCCTGAGCGGCAGATTGATTCAGCACGCGCTGATAAGCAGAAGCAGAGGCCCAGTCTGGATTTACTGCTGAACCAAAAGCTCCGCCGGTCGGATTCGCAACCGGATTTTGAGAGTTCCATCGGGCGTTCCAATTCGCCGCGCCGGTCTGCATGATGGATTGCTCCATCAGGTTACGCCGGGCGTATTCCTGCGACGCGTATGCCTGAGCCATGATGGTTGCTGGGTCTGCCGCGTTGCCGCCAGCCAAAGAGCCAACGCCGGTATTCGCCTGACTCAAAAGGCTCTGATAATTCGGCCCCAAAATATTCGCCAGGAGAGTGTTGTATGTCGATTGGTTGCTGCCGGGCGTCATCGCCGCCAGAGGCGTTGCTCCCGCTTGCAGCGGTCCGTGAACAGTAGCACCGGCGGGATAAGAGCCGAAAACTGTTCCGCCTGGAGCCCCGCCTCCGCCTACTGGTGCCCCAGGAGCAACCGCCGCCGGTGCCACTGCGCCAGCAGAGCCCAAAACTCCAAACAACTGCTGAGCCCCCGGCGAACCCATGTCGATTTGGTCATTGGCCAGACTTCCCGGTATCGGGTTCGGATTTAGCCCGCCGGTGCCGGTCTGAGTATTCGGAGAGCCGGTCGTGATTCCCCGGCTTGCGAGAATATCGCTGTTGCTTGGCTGAAGCGAAGGCGTCAGCGATTGCGCAGTCCAGGCTCTTGTAAGGTTGATTGCCATAGACTACATGTTAGGATTGACGTAATTTGGAGCGCTCCAGTCAGTGCTTTGGGTGAATCCCCCGTTATTTGGAGCGTATGGATTTCCGCCGCCGCCACTGCCGCCGAAGTTAATCGAAGGAATTGCGCGGCCTAAAGCGCTGGACGCCCCGCCTACCGCGTTGCCCCAAATTGCGCCCTGACCCATTGCGTTCGCTGCGCCTGCGTTAGCGGCAGACTGTGCGAGTTGGTTCGTCGCTCCCACGCGCGCGAGCATGACGTTTGTAATTGCCTGCCCGCCGAGCCCCGCATCGGGGAGCATGCTGGCAGACGTGCCTAAAACTTTTGCGCTGCCGCCCAAGTTGTTTAGCTGCGTTGCCGAGAGTGAAGGGAAAAGTCCTTGCAGAATATTCTGCCGGGAATTTTCCAAGTTCTGCGCGGACGCGAGAAGGTCCGCCGCCTGCTTTTGGCGTTGCTGCTGAAGCTGAATCCCGGCAGTGCCGAGAATAGTGCGAAGCTGTTGTCCGCCGATTCCCCTGCCCGAGGCTGCGCCGGTGACCATGCCCGAAGATTCGAGACCCGCTTGCACCATCTGCGCCTCTACGTCCGGCGGCAAAGTTGCGCCAGCCTTCAGTTGCGCCAGGGCTTCATCAACGAGTTTATTTTTCGCCTCCTGCATCCCAGGAGTTCCCGCGAGCGCTTCTTTTGTAGCTGCGTCCGCCACTTGGCCAGACTGCACGCCGATTTGCTGACCCTGATTGAGTAGCTGAGCTTCCGATTGGTATCGAGCCGCGAGCAAAGCGGGGTCCGTTACGCCCTGGAGTTGAAGGCGAGCGTTTGCATTCTGAACGTCTGCGGCTGTGGCTTGCGCCTGCACCGTGTTAGGATTCAGATTGTTGAATACAAACTGGCGCTGCTGATTAAGCGCGTCAATCTGCATCTGCGTCGCCTGCTTAACGGCGTCCGCCTGAATGGCTGCACCGGCTACTGTCCCGGCTGCCGTAAATAGTCCACCTAGTCCAAAGTTCGGTTCGTCTCCTTCCCTGCAAAATTGTTTTTAACCGTCAAATGGGTGCGGGAGTGGGATTTGAACCCACGACCTTTAGCTGAACAAGCTAACGAGCTACCGGACTGCTCTACCCCGCGATAAAATTTAAGTGGCATCTACGTCAGAGAATAGTCTCGAATTTGGAACTCTTTGACAAGTTCTCCTGAGCCCAAAGAGGCTGCTGATTCGAGTAGTTAAAGCACTGTTTCTGCTGCGCTGGGTCTGTCAGGTCGAACGCCGCGCACGGCTTCTTATGGTCGATATGCCACTGTCCATAGTTTGCCCAGGACATGCCGTCTTGAAATTGAATTTCCAGATACCCTAAAAACTGGTCGATTGTGCATCCAACAAGTTCCATCGTTCGGGCGGCTTTAGAAGTCCGCCCGCTTACTGCCGCTCGAACGCGCTCCCGCAAAGCGTGCTCTATTTTTTTACGAGGATTCTGCCTACGGGCATTCTGCTGCTCGGATATTTTCGCCCGATGCTTAGCTCCGTAGTCGCGCGCGTAGGCGCGAGCCATCGCGGCGTAAAGCGGGTTTTTTCTCCGCTTGCGCATATACTCCCGATTATACTTGGTCCAATCCGTAATCATCGCCGCAAAGGTAGACTACGTTTTGACCAAAGTCCAGAGAGCGATTTCGCCGGGGAAAACAAACGTCCCGGCAGCATAAAGCTTGTCCTGCTGAAACGTTTCGAAAGCCTGCCTGGGAGTGATGCCAGGGCCAACCGTAAGATTCGTTTCCGGCGTAGCGCCGGGGTCTTTCGTGGCCTGCGACAATACGCGGCCCCGGAAGTCCACGTTGCCCGCGCCAAAGAGCGCCCAACCTGGGTTACTGTTGAGTGCATCGGTGAGGACTTCGAATGCCACTTGCTTAATGTCGCCCGGCACGCCGGAAACAGTTCTCCATAAAGCACGCTCCCACCAAATAAGGCAGTTGATGGTTGTGTCAAAAAATTGCTGGTAGTCCACCGGCGAAGTCGGTCGCGCAGAAGTTGGTCCGGACGGGGGCTCGCTGTTGAATGCTACCCAGTTTGTCCCGTCGAAAAGATACCAACCCACCGCAGAGCCAAAATCATTCGGCGCAATGTCGGTCGCGTCCTTGGTGGTCCGCAGCCACACCGGCGGCGTGCTGGTGCCCGGCGTGCTGGTGCCAATGAAAAACGGAATGGTGAATGACGCCGAAATGTCTAGCGGCACATACCGCTTGATTGAGTCGTCCCACACCCACCACTGGGTGCCGTTTTTCAGCCAGGGGCCAACGTTGCTCGTCGGCTCGGTGTCCCCAATGAAAATGAAGTTGGTGCCGTTGGGCGAAAGGATTTTCATCCTCTTCACCATCGCGGCGAGGAAGTCGTTTGGCGTGCCGCGAAAAGTTGCGGGCAGTGGCGCGGCCTGAATGAACAGGCTAGTAGGTATTAAGCTCATACGTTTGTAAAGGTTGCTTCGAGTTCGATTTCGGTTTGAGTGGCGACTGATGGCGCGGCACAGACTCCGCCCGCGATAACTCCAACGTCCACAATAAGTGTATAGGGCACTCCGCCGTTAGCCGGAAGAGTAAGAGGAACATCATAGGTCCCGGCGGCGTGCGCGCTTGGGTCCCAATTAAACGAGAACGCAGGACCCCCCGGTCCGGGATTGAAAATAGCCACGCCTCCGCAAAGAGTGGGAATATCCCCTTGTTTGTGCAGAACGATGTGGACATTTATATTGCAGGTGCCGCTGCCGCCCACAACCACCGAGGACTGCCGTTCGATTTGCGCGTCGCTCGTGAAAGGATTAGGAATGTTGGCGAAAACGAATTGCTGGTTAGGCGTCACTTGAGAGAACCCAAATGTCCCTCCGCCATCGGCTCCGCTTGCAAGAGTGAACCAACCCGGCGTCAGCGAATTCCAATTCGGGCACGAGTTAATTACCCAGGTGCAATGCGGTTCGCACGCGTCGCATGAAGTCCAGCAGTTGTTGTCCTTGTCGCATTCGATGACGTTGAAATTATATGTCCCTGGAGTCGTCGCAGTTCCCGAAAGCGTAGCCGTCGAAGCGTCGAAGGTGAGCCCTGGAATTCCAAACGGGTGTGGAGACAAATATTCAATCTGCCAGAAATACGGCGGGGTGCCTCCGGTTGCCGTCCAGGTGAATGAATAGGGCACGCCGATTTCAGGAGTCGGAGGAGGCGACGTGCTGTTGATGCCCTCAACGAAAAGTCTGTAACTCAGTTCTTGAAACTGGTCGGTCGCGTCCGTGATTTCGACAACGAAATTGAAAGTTCCATATTCGGTCGGGGTGCCGTGAATGGACGCGCTCAATGGCGTATCTTGCGTAAACACGATGCCCGCCGGTAATGGGCCAACCAGAGAAAACGTGCAAGGGGCCGCAAAGGTGCCCGGCGCGTCGAAAGTAAATCCGTCAGCAACGTCCTTGCACATGTTGAACTCGAACGGCGGACCCGGAGGACCGGCAGGGATGCATTTGCATTGCGTGGCGTCCCAGGCGAAACCGTTATCACACGGCAGGTCCGGGTAAGTGCAGGGCACGCACTCGCACATAAGCTCATTGAAGCCGAAACCGTCTTCGCAGAGCGTGAGAGGCACGCAGCTACAGGCCGGTTTGCTGAGCGGCGTTTCGCCGTCCAGGGTAATTGCAGAGACGGCGTAGCAGCCGTCCGCGCAGGTCTGAAATATCAGGCCGGTGTTGGACACCAACTCAAGAGAATAGGTGCCGTCAATCGTTTCGCTCCGGTAGATGTTGATTTGCGTCCCGGTCGGAAACTGGTCAATCGTCCAGTAGGAGTATCCAGTGCCATCCGAGTGAAACGCGTCGCTCAACGGAGTGGTCGAACCGTCCGCGAGAACGGCGTCAAATTTGTAAAAGCCAATCTTGCAAAGCGCGATGGTTCCGGGAGGCACGCACTCGCTGATAATGGCGAACTGGTCCCCAACGGTAGGCTGAAAATAAATCGTGTAGCAGAGCGCGCCAGGATAGGTGTTCCAGGACAGATACGAATGGCCGATGCCGCGCTTAATCAATCCAGTCGGGGAATTGTTCCCGCCGATGGGCTCAAGGATAATGACCGCGTGTCCGGAGCCGGAGAAAATGGTTTCGCAGACCGGCGGGCAGACATACTCAATCCGAGGCGTCCGCAAAAACAAAGTGTCCAAAACAGTATTCATTTGGCGATTGTTTTATGTGTCGATTCCTGCTGAAATTGTGGGCGGAACTACGCCCGCAAGCTCTGCCTCCGCCTGTTTTGTGGCGATTATTTTGGCGACTCGGTCGGCTGCTCCCTGGTTGACGATACTCTCAGCAAAGCCAGTTCCGACAGCGCTGAATCCGTCCTGAATTACAAGCTCCGTTTGGTTCGAAGTGAAGTGCTGCTCCTGCACGTCCGCGAGAGCAGCGGTGACTTCCTCCCGGTCGGTTCCCTTCACTGCTGCGCCGTCGTAGCGGACCGCGTTTAGCCCGGTCTCGTCCTCGCATGCATTGGACGCGCCGGATTTGTCTTCCGGAGTAGTCAGTGCAAAAGAGCGGACATATTTAACCGTGGCCGGACCGTGCCCTACAATGAGATATTGAAAACAGTCGTCGATATTGTCAATGTCGGCGCGCTCGATGCCGCACGCGCTCAAAGAATCGTTGTCGGTTTTCTGGTTTGCGTCCTCCGTGCGGACGGTGCGAGATTGCGGCTTGAATGCAAAAATTGTGGTGTTGCTGTCCATTTCCAGGTCCCAGGACAGACTGCCCTTTTCAACTGAGATTCGCCGGGACATGACTTGCTGAAATGCGCCGCGAGTTCCACCGGCGTAAAAAACTCCTAAGTCCACGTCCTCCGCGATGCCAACCAGCGCAACGTCTACCCACTGCAAGCGGCAGGTAGAGCCCGGCAGTTTGGCCTGCACCGGCGCGGTCTGGCCGAAGTGCGCGCGCGTGGTGAACGCCCAGGTAATCGGGCAACCGTTATCGAGCCGGTCCGGCCTGAAAGATTCCCACAGTCGATTATGCCCGTCCGTATCGGCGGAGACATGAAAGGCTCGCTCTGCGTCCATGATTTCGCCGCACACCCACTCAACCGGGCGCGTCCCTGTCCAGTGACCGGCCCACGACGGACCAGAGGCATCGGTCAGCGTCGCCAGGGAGGCGTTATTCAAAACCCAGGTGTGCTTATTGAAAGTGTCCTCCGCCGGAACTGACATGACGAAAAACTGCCCGAAGGTGCCCGCCGCCACGAGACTCAAGTCCTCGCTGAGTGTAACTTTCGAGAACATCATCTCATTGTCGCGAACTGGCAACCGGGACGTGAGCTTGCCGGACGTGGCCGGGTCAAACACTGCGACGCCCGAAGGAGAAAACCAAATGACCTGCCCGTAGTGGGATTTTATCGAGCGGTTCGAGAGGCAGCCCACCTGCAAAATTTCTTCTTGAAAATTCGTGGTCGTCGGCCACTGCGAGCGGTCCTGAATGTTGGCCTGGAGGATGGAAGCATTGGCTTCAGTGAAGACCAACAACTGCGGCGATTCCACGCTGGGAGTTTTCACCATCCCGGTCACTTCGCTGGCGAAGTAGAAAGCAGATTGCCCGCCGAGATAAATTTGCTCTCGGAAGCTAAACGGGTTTGCAATGTCGCTGGCCTGAACCGAATTATTCACGGAGACCCAAAGACGATTTCCTACCCAAACCATCGGCCCACCGGCGGGAGTGTCGAAAGCGTGGTCGCGAATGTGGCCGGAGTTCGAGCCATCATACCAAGCGGGCGCGGTGAAGCCGCCGTCCTGCATAATCAAAACGGACTTGGGCGGGATGACCTTAATAGCCGAGGAGAAGTCCTCGTTTAAACGCTCTGCCGCCTGAGTGGTGAGCGCCCAAAAAATCTGCTTCGCGGTCGGAGAAAAAAGAACGTTCGTGAGCAGGTGAAACTGATTGAAGGGCCACAGGGCGACGTAGACTTGTCCGTCCACGGCGACGACCATCTGCTCCAGGCCCTCCTGCGGTTTGAAAACAGCGGCCCCCTGAAGGTTGCCGTCCGGGAGTTGGACGATGCAACGATGCCCAGGGCGGCAGGAGAGTTGCCCGCCCAGGTTAATCATGTTCAGCGCCGTCCAGCACGCGCCTATGCGGCACTGCGACGGGTCATTGGACGAGTCCACGCCCAGGAAGAACGTGCCGTCATAGTCGAGAATTCGTGAGCCTGCTTCTCCCATTACCTTATGTCGTAGTCGTATTTGTCTCGCGGGTTGCTCATGTCGATGACCTGCACCGGCATGAATAACGGCGGCTCACTCATTTGCTGCGCTTCAATTTCCAGCCGGGCAGCGTCCGCCTCGTAGGCGTGCGCGTCGGCAATCTGAAGGTCGGCGTAGTGTTTGCGCGCCTGCATTGCGAGAAGGAAAGCGACGCGGCTTTTCAGGGCAATGTGGTCGAAGCGACTGAAGAAAACTGGATTGGTCTTGCGGTAGGCGATGCGCGCCCAGTTGCAAGAGCGGTTGAGTTGAATCCGCCGATACTGCGGGTTCTGTTCGTCCGGCTCGTAAATTCCCAGGAGGGTTCCGGTGGTGCCGCTGTCGTCCGTGGTTGAGAGCCGCACGTTGCCAACAGTCCTATCTTTGAAAATTCCGGTGATGCGCGCAATCTCCGGCGCGCCCAGGTCCGGGACTGCGACGCCGTAAATCGTTGGGACCCGATAGCCGTTCATTACCTGTCCGCCCTCCGTGTGGCGCAGGACATTTCCCTTGCTATCGAACCCGTAAACTATGAAAGTCTTGCCGTTGTCTTCCGGCGTCTGGAGATACGCGACGAGTTGCGCCGGATGCACAAGGTCACGAAAAGTAAAATGGTAGCCGCCCTGGTCCATCCACTTCCACTCGCAGATTGTTTTGCAGCTTCCAGGACCGTTCAAATGGAACTCGAAAAGCTGAGCCATGCCAAGCACGGGCTGCCCGCCGATGTTCACGCCGATAACCATTTCCACTTCCCGAGGAAGCGTGATGCAGCGCCGCCCGCAGCCGGAGGGATTGTTGCAAATGCTGCCGATTTTGTCGCACCCGCTGCAACCGGCGGAGCAAATGTCGATGAAGCCTTTCCAGCCTTCCAGGTCGGCCTTATTCGAAATCAGGGTGACCGCGTCGCCGCACCAGCGGAAAAGTTTGGTGTCGTCGCAGACACCAATGATTTTTTTGGCCTCGTCGTAAATGTCATCAACGCGAAACATTAATCGTTCTCCTTGTCGTCCTCGTCGTCTTCCGCCATGTGCTCAGCAGCGAGCCGGTCAAGTGCGTCGCCCGCCTCATTGTAGCTCTTTGCGGGGGGCTCGATTTCCGGCTCCGCAGAAATTATCCGCTTGAGTTGCACGTCGCACGCGTAGTGCTCACCGGCGGCTGTGGTGGTCTCCACCACCCGCGTAACGCGGTAGTGAACGAGCATAGTGCCGTGCGCCGGGATTTTCAACTCTTCGTCGCCCTCATAATGGAACGTCGGAAAAGAAGTTTCTGCTTCGTCACGCATTCCGATAGGGGTTGCCGGTCCAGTAGGTTCACCCATTGCTAAGCTCTGGTCAATTTTCATCATAAGAATAGTCTCTGTTTCCTGCTAGTTTGTCACGTTCGGGTCAGGTAGATTTTTGACCACGAGAACGTATTCCGGTGCGCCTGCCGTCTTCACACCCCCGCGCGGAGCTTTGCACCGGCTAGAATAAACGCGCTCTTTGTCCCTCAGCACGGGGATAGCGCACGACTTGTTTCCTTTGTGGCAGCCCATAAATTACTGGATTCGAAAATAGCTGAGCGTAGTGCCCTGCCACATGATGGACGCCCGGCTTGCGACGCTGCACTCGCCGTAGAGAGTGATGGTCTGGTTGGGATTCAAGGTTTCGACAATGGCGTTGAGCACAATTTGCCGATACTGCCCGGCCTGTGTTTCCCAGCCCGAGATAGTCTGCTGGCTGCCCACCACGTCCGCCGCAGTGTTGTCATTGCGGAGCTTCAGAGAGCAGAAGTCCCCGAGGGTCATCGTCGCGGCGTCCCCGAGAATCATCGCGGTAACCGAGACGAAATATTTGCCTGCGTCCGTCGCGATGAACTGCGGACTGGATGTAACGAAATCCACTGCCTGAAACGGATTAGGAAGCGGAAAGTTAGTCCCCGCCGTGGCAGTGTAAACGCCGTTGTTCGTGGTAAGCGGGGTGCCAGGGTCGCCCTTGTCTCCCTTCGGGCCTACCACAGTGTCGCCCTTGTGCCCCTGCGGGCCAGGGACGCCGGACTCGATGACCAGCTTGCCCGCCGCAATCGTTGCTGGCGCTGAGGACAAAGCCTGAACCAGCGTCAAGAAAAGCGTGCCCGAGCCGTCTGCGCTGTTGACCACATACCATCCGGAAGTGTCGATAAACAGAAACGTGCCGGTCAGGTTCACTGCCGGGTTGTTCGCCGTGAATACCGCGACGGTCGGCGCGGAGGGCGTCGGTTGCGTGAACGAAGAGAGCGTAACCGTGTAGGCGTTGTTACCGTTCTTGCCCGTGTCGCCTTTGTTGCCTTTGTCGCCCTTCAGGCCAACGATGCCATCCATGAACAGGCGGAGGAAATAGCAGGCCAGACCTTCGTCGATTCCGCGCGGATTCGCCGGGAGACCTACGTCGAGACTGCACGGCAGAGACCAGACAACCTTGCCGTCTACTTCGGTCTTGATGACTTCACCGAAAAACTGCGTGGTGAAATTCGAGATTTGGCTCGGGAGTGATTCACACTTGGCCGAGTTGTGAGGGCCGCGCCCGCAGGGATTCTCGCAACCGAGATTTTCCCGGCTGCACCCGTCGAGGAAATTTTCCTTGCGGTCGCCGTCATTGTCCCCGCAGTTCGAGCATTTGTGTGTATCACTCATTTGTCGTAAAGTTCGTTTGTGCTAAGTGTATATTACTTAGCGATTGTTTTGACCACCACCTGAACGTCTTTGTCCTGCGCCTTGTTCTGCGCGGCCCCGAAGGCGTCAGTCACCTTCGCGGCTACCACCGGGTCAAGCTCTTTGCCCACCCAGGTCAAAAATTCTTTGCTGCCCGTAACTACCTGATTCAATCCCTTACCGGCTAGATTTCCGGCGATGTTCATCGCGCCTACGCCCACGGCTGCCCCTGGGTTCGCTGCGGACGCTACGGTCAGCGCAGTCTTCGCAAGATGCCAGCCCACGAAAATAATCAGCACGAAGCCGCCCGCGTAAACAAAATACGGAACAGAAATCGCTCCGGTGCCCTCGATTTTCTTGCCCGCGTTCTCGTTATTTTCCACTGTAAAAGAGTCCATCTTTTTCTCCAGTTTGGCAATCTGCCCCCGAAGGTCCGCAATGAGTGCATCGGTCTGGATATTCGCTGTCGGTTTTGCCGGAGCGCCTACCGATTCCGCCACGACCGCAGTGAGTTTTTCAGTCTCCACAGCAGGGGCAAGAATATTAGTGCTAGACCCCTCAGCCAGAGCGGCGTGTAAAGTATCAGAGGCTTTTTCATTTGCTTTCTGCGCGGCTTCGCGTTGCAATTCTTTTTGCTTCTGCGTCGGCGCGGGAACTTGGTGAACTTTGTCCTGAAAGAATTCAACTTTCTTCGGGATTAAACTACAGCCTGCGAGGAGCAGACAACTAAGTGCGATTAGAATTGTCTTTTTCATAATTTTATACTGCACAACCTATTACCCCTTCCAAAGTTTGCACCGCAGTCCCCAGGGTTTGACTGTCAGCGGCAGAAAGTCCCGTGGTGAAAGAAATCATGCCGTAGACTCTGTCAAAGTCTGGTGCAACGAGTGACCCGCCAAAGTTGAAATTGAATACGGGAAAATAAAAATTAGTTCTGCCGTCCGTGATAGTGTTAGTGCTGCTGTCCAGGGAAGTCAGCGTCGGCTGCCCTGAGTTAAGGTAATACGCATCCGCGCGAGACGCGCTGGTCCTTTCAATCGACAAATATCCGTTTTGCTGGTTACCCCCTGTGCGGGGTGTCTCCCCGAGAGCCCAGCGGAACTTGCTTCCTGCACCTGTATCAGAAGGTTCCAAGAAATGCGTCGTGTTAGCCGTGCCTGACCCATCGGAGCACCCTAAAGCATAGGAGCCCTGGGGCGTTGCTGCTTGTGACCAATAAATCTCAATCCCAATGTGCCCAAAGGCGAACATGTTTGTTGTGACACCGGTATTGATTGAACTGTTTACCGGGACGCCGTTGTTCGCGTATCCACAGCCAGAAAGCAGTTGAATGGGCCAGCCCTGCTCAAACCATCTGCCCGAGCCGCCTGAGCCGTTTCCTACAGCCGCGATGTATGGAGTCAGTCCAGAGATTTTATCGTATCCCACAAAAAAGCACATGGCTTGAATTTGAGTGGATATGCCCGCTAGGGTTATAGTGTTTTCGAAGGCGTGAAACGCCGCAATGTATGGGGCGGTAGGACCTACGCCGCCGTTCGCTATGCAGCGCGCAATCCAGCTATCGGTAATCGGAAAAGTGGTCAGCGCCGATACCCTGCGCTTCTTTGTGAGACGATGATTTACTACCGGATTAGGCATTGTGAATTTTGTCCTGGAAAAACTCAACGGGTTTCGGTATCAGACTTGTGCAACCGGCTGCGCTTATCGCGACGACGGCGGCGAGAAGTAGCGCCTTTAAGTTCTTTATTTTCATATTTGCCTTTGACTATGTGGTAGATGGTGTAGAGCCCCGCTATTAGCTGAACGAGGATAAGCAGGGTTGACATGATAGGGGTGATTTTCGTGATAACATCGTGAATTCCTTGCAGTGTTATGTTCACCCCCGCGAGAGTGATTAGACGGTCATTAAATTGCGGAGTGCTCATAAAATTATCTGAATCCTCCGCCGAAAGCGGTTCGGAGAGTTTGGACTCGATTGTAAAGCGCTTGGCCTTGGGCCGAAGTCATCCCGTGCGCCACGCAGGCAAAAGACATTCTCGCATCAGTGGACCCAAGTGACGGGTCAATTCTGTAACAGAGAACTTCTGCGCCGTTAGAAATAGTAGAGCCGTCGCCCGAGCCAGTGGCTATCGAGGCCCATGCGGTGCCTGAGTTGGCGAAGTAACCTGCGGTAGCGTTTGCCGCAGTGCGCGAGCCCATATAAAATCCATTACCGGACGCTGCCGCCGTGACTCTGCCCGTGCCGTTATTGTAACAGTCGTAAAAGAAATGAAACCCCCCTGAATTGTAGTCGGCAATAAGAAGCCAGTCAGTGCTACCAGTGCCGCCGTAGCCCATGTCTCCCTTAGCAGCAGCAGTATTTTTGTCATAAACATAAAATGCCAAGGCTCCCTCTGTCGAGCTTAACCCCGCAGTGACCGGAAGAACACCAGTTCCCAAATATTTCGTCGAGCCATCCCCCTTCAAACCGTTGACTGACAAGTCCGCCAATACAAAACTGTGATTCGCCCAAAGGGTGTTACCAGAATTTACGATGCACGGAGTGATTGCCGCTATCAGAGAATCCGGAGCAAACGCGTTGGCGTTGATTACCAGAGAATCTATCCCGTCGATAGAGAGACCAACGACAAAATCATTTACCGCAGTGATGCTACCACCTGATGGAGCGGCCCCGCCGTTAGTCTGCACCCGCGCAGACCAAGCAGCCCCCGCATTTACCCCAGTAGGAACGCACGCAGAAGAGTTTGTAATCTGGCCAAGACTATCAGTCACTCGTATAACGAAACTGTGCCCGTCATAGGTTGCTGCTACGTAGTTCGCTATGGTTAGCGTCGTCGTCGTAACTCCGGAAATATCGCCGCCGTTCGAGAGTGGAGAGCCGTCTTCAAGCCATTGATACGTCAATGGATTGTTACCGTTCGAAGTAACACTAGCAGAAAAATTTGCATTTCCGCCAAGAGGAGGGCTCAGGGTAGCCGCTAACGAAATGATTGGGTGTGGCCAGTCGTCAACATACCCACCAGCAGTCCACATTGTGCCGCCGTTTAACCCGTTCAAAAGGGCCGAGACGGTGTAAGACTCCATGTCGTCGTAAGGAGCTAAAACCGTAACGTCCACATACGCCCCGCCGAAAAGAATATTTCCGTCGTTCCCGTTCAGACCGTCAGCGGGAGCAGACACCGTATACCCGTCCATCATGTCGAGCAGATAAAAAACTAAGGTAGTGTCAGCGTAAGGCCCGTCCCAGTTCCAACCGTAGTGTAGCCCATTCGCGGCAATTCCCACCTTATAAAATTCCATGTTGTCATAAGGTGGCCCGCCTAGTGGGTTGGGTCCCAGGTTAATTTTGGGAGCGCCGCTTCTTCGGTTGATGTTAGGGTTAGGCATGCTATGCAATTTTTGCTACTGCTAAATCGCAAATGTGACACGGGGCCTGCACATTATTCCACGACACGTTGATACAGTCCAAGGTTCCGCCGGACTCACTGAACGCCATAGAGACCGCTCCAGGGAAATTGTGATTGGTGAATTGCGGGTTCACCGCCGTATACCAATTTATGAAATCAGAAGACAGAACATCTGGTGCCGCCGTTGGCTGATTAGGGTAAAAAACACGAACCGTATAATTGGGGCTACCTTTCCCAATGTCCACAAAGAGCATCCGCCGGGTAGCTGTGGTGAAGTCCGCCGGGAGATACGTAACGTCCCCATTGCCTACGATAGGACCTATTGTGTAAACACCGGCGACTCCCTTTGCGCTGAAGGCAAAATTTGAATTCCCGTGATAGTAGCCAGTCATATTCCCCCCACTAGCTGCGGCATAGTTCCAGGTCCCTCCTACGTATGAATGGTAATACCCGATGGCATTCGTAGGGGAGGCTGACCCGAAGGGGTTTGTAGTCCCCGAGCATAATCCAACAAACCACTTCGGCGTATTAGTTAAATTTGCCCCGATGTTCCCGAATACAAATCTCACGGCTACCCGGAGAGTCTGCCAGTTTGTCCCGAACCCGTGCGGGCGCGCGAAGTAACTGGCGTTAGCTACCGATATTCGCTGGTCCGGCACTCCTCCGATTGTTTGGGTCACTATAGTAGACATACTAGGAAAGTTTTACGACAGCCAAGTCGCAAATGTGAACCCTGACAAACTTGTTCCAAGAAATGTTCACGCAATCCAGCACCCCATTAGACTCACTGAATGCTAGGGCTCCTTCCCCTGAAGCGCCTAGAGAGTGATTTGTAAATGCTGGCGTTGGAGCGACTACCTGATTCAAAAAATCAGTCGTGGTAACGTCCGGCGCTGCGGTCTGAGAGTTGCAAGAGAACGCGCGCAGCGAAAAATTTGGGGTCCCCCGAGCTATGTCCACAAAAAACATTCTGCGTGTGGCTGCGGTCGGGTCTGCTGACCAGTATGTGACTCCGCCGTTCTGTATGATTCCCCCTAGAGTTTGCACCCCAGCGACATGCTTTATCGAGAAGCAATAAACGGAATTTCCGCTCCCATAAGCCGTCATGTTCCCCCCTCCCGCCAGCCCGAATCCCCAGTTTCCATTTGTGGCGGGTTGCGGATAGTGCGTGTAGCCGTAAGCGTTCGTGCAGTTCACGGTGCCAAAAGGATTTGTAGTCCCTGAGCAAAGGCCGATAAACAGGATTGGGTATCCTGTTAAAATGGAAGCATTCCCAGGAGTCGGCTCAAGCTGAAGCCTAAGCCCTATCCGTAGAACATTCCAACTGACGCCGAGCCCGTGAGGGCGGGCTAGGGAGTCATTGGATAGCGCTATGCGCCGGTCCTCGACTCCGCCGATTGTCTCCGTAACGATTGTAGCTGACATGCATTAGTCCTGCAAGATGCCGAAGGTGACTTGAACGTCAGTGGTCGCTGCGAAGGTCGGTGTGCCTGAAGTAACCACGGCAGCCCACAGAGTGGTGCCGGACGCTTTGAGCGCGATGCCCAGGCTAGTCTCGTGCGCTATCGCTTTACTGTTCACGGTGACGTAATCAGACCCGGCCACGGAAACATGGGCGATGACTTTCAGGTCGTCAGTCGAGAAAACGAATGCGGTCTTGTCCGCGAGAGTTGCAGCCGTTGGGTCTGCGTCGAAAATGAAAATGTCCAGAGCGGCCTTTTGATTGGCCCGGTCCAGAACGATGATGGACTCTAAAATGCCAGTGCCTACCGAAGTAAGCGCGCCGGTTAGAGTGCGTTTGCCGCCCACTGCGTTTCCGCCCGAATAGGCAGAGCTTGCGGTGACTGCGGACGTGTCTTTGATTACGGTCGTTTTGCCGCCTACGTTACCACTAACGGGCTGTGTGACCGAAGAGCCATCCACCTTCAGACTTGAAGCTGTGGATTGGACTACGGTGACCGGGTTAGTGATACTACCAACGGTAACCGCGCCCGCGATGCTGGTGATTGATGCTGAAATTCCCGCGCCAAGAGTAGCGAGGATTTTCCGGAGGATATTGTATTGGTTGTCCCCCGTCTTGAAAGTATTGTCTGCCATAAAGCTAACGTGAAAAAATTGATTGTTGATAAAAGGGGCGGCAGTGTTGGCTGCCGCCCCTCAGTGTTCCCCTACCCCTAATGAGCGGTTACAGAGTCGGAACGCCCGGCCCGATGACCGGCGACTCATTGTCTCCGCAAACCCCAATGTCTACGAAGCTGTCAGCCCCGCTGAAGTTGCTGGAGCTAGGATTGGCGCAAGCCACGAGACCCAGGTCCGCAGTGCAGCGGCTATACAGAATCGGCACGATGTGCTGCGGGCGCAGAGGCCGGTAAGCACGGGTAATCTGGTATTTGTGCCAGCCGAAATCGCCCCACTGATTGCACTGATTGTCAATCTGGTAGTGCCATTCCAACTCGCCCATGTGAAGCTGCGGAGCGAACTTGAACGAGCCTTCGCCGACATACTTCTCGGGAACGAGCCGTTCAAAGCTGCCGTCAGCAATGAGGATGCCCACTTCATAGGCTGCATTCAGCCAAGCGGGATTGGGTTTCGCGAACGCCACGCCACGCGCCGGATTAGCGACGATGGTCACAGGGTCAACGAGGGCCAGGGTGCCGTCAGCATTGAAGCCGGTAGCACGGAGAGGCCGCTGGTCAACGCCGAAGGCGATGCCACGGTAAGCGGGCGACTGCTCGAACGAATAAGCGGTCAGAGTGGTTTCACCCATCTTGTAGCCGCCGGTGGTCAGAGCAACCATCACGTTCTGGACGCCAACTTCCGAGCGGAAATATTCCACTTGGTCGGAGCCGCCGATGAAACGGAAATGCGGCATGCCCTGGTCTTGGGAATACCATTCCGCGAAAAGCACTTCGCGCATATACCGGGCGATGAAGTGCAGAGCCTTGAAGGTCATGGGACCGGTAGGCAACAGGGGCGCGAATTTGACGCCCAGGTCGGTCTCAAGTCCGCCGGTGAACAGCGAATTGAAATCGTAATTGGCGTTAGCCGTGAATTTGCTGGCGGACCGCAAATACAACTGCGCGCGAATGTCGGCGTTGATGTATTGGACCACGAGCTTTTTCAAGCTGTCTTCGGCCATGACGTAGCTGCCTTTGAAAGCGGCGTAGCCTTTCTTGACGCAGATATTCGGACCACGGCCACGGAACGATTCCAGGCGGAGGGTGAATTCCACGGTGTCGGTCAAGTCCTGGTGACCAGTCTGCCCGCAAATGTCGGTGTCGCAAACGAAGGTCGGGATGGCGAGAGAATCGCCAGGAGCCGCCTGCATCTGAACCACGGAACGAATCGCGTCAGACGTGCCAGAGGGGAATACTCCGCCCTGGATGACGTTCATATAAGGAGCATTCGCGGCCAGCGCTTTCGCAATGGTGCCAACGATGCGGTTTGTGTCCTTCGAGGCAATGTCAGACAGTGCTGAAGGGTCGTCGCAGAAAAAAGCCATACTAAAAGTTTCCTAACAAGAAGCTGATTTATCCCCGCTTCATCGGGCGTCTCAATATGACTGGAGACTCAGTTTCGATTCTTGGCCATTGAACCGTTGTTAGGCCGTTCCCCCCGCCGCCGATTGGGAGACCGTTTTTAGGCGTCAGAAAGTAGTCTCGGTTCCAGAGGAAATTGTCAAGCTCAAGAAATGCCGTGCGCTTGCTTGTATGCGAGCCGGGCGCGCGCGATAGCCATAAGGGGCGGCAGCGTCTTCACCGAGTGGACGAAAATTTTCCCTTCCGTGCGCACAAGGTTCTCCATCGTTGCGAGCCCGCCGGGAAGCTCGGGACAAGTGGCGCAGGACGCGCCGTCCGGAAAGCCTTTGTATGCGAGCCCCGCTTTCACGGTCCAGACCATCATCGCCCAATCGAGAAAAGGAGTCCGCACGTCCGCGCGCACTGAGTCCGCCACGGCGACAATTTTCTCAATCGCGGTTCGGTGCATGAAATACGGCGGCTGGAAAGCGAGTTGCGGCCAGGGGTAGACGGGCTCAACGTCCGGGAAACAGGTCCGCATATTTTTCAGGCGCTCCGAGATTGGGTGAAGCCCGGCGTCGTTTACGATATTTGACCAGACAATATTTGGGTCCTTATAAAGGTAGTCCGGGATTTTCGGCGAGAGGCACACGGAGTCCGAATCGTTCATCAGAAACCACTGCTGCGGATAGTGCCGAAGGATGAGCGCCATCTGGAGCTTTTGACGGTCGAGCGAATCCTGGCCGATGTATGCGCGCTTCCCTGCGGAGCGAAAACTGACTTCCCGGCGCGTTGAGACCTGGAGCGCCCCTATGGGAGAGTCCACCGGCGACAATACTGCAACCGGGCATCGGTGGTGCAGCATATACGGCAGCAGCATTTTAATTTGGGGCGCGTCTCCGCCGTAGCCGTGCGCGGTTACAAGAGTGTTTTCGTTCATATCAAAATGGTCTCAAGCGTTCGATGTGCTCCCACTTCGGCCAGTTCCCCGCCGCGTGCATTTCGTAGCCGTAGTGGACGAGCGGAGCGGTTTCCCACCCCGGCTGCGAAAAAATGACGCACGAATTTTTCTTGGTCTTCATCCATTGCGGCCTGGGTCTCTTGCCTTCGCAGCATTGGACCAGATAAGACAAATCGGAGCAATGATGCTGCGGGGGCCGCGCGTTGGGATTCCAATCGCGCGCTTCCGGGACCCACTCGAAATAAAGTTGGCAAAGCTCCTCATACAGCGACGCCGGAGCGAGGCAGCAGCCGGTGTTTGTCGTCACGTTCCCGCAGAAAAAAGTCATGGCGCTCGGGTCCACTTCCACCGGCGGAAAATCATACGCGATTACGTCGTAGTCGGTCAGCAGCCCGCCGCCTGCGGCTGCCATCGCCACATACCGCATGAAACACGCGCCGTCATACTGGTGCCCATACTCGGTCGGCAGCGAGTAGAATTTTTCTTTGAACTCCGCGTATCGAGGGTGCCGGGCTGCCCAGCTTTCGTCCATCACAATAGGGGTCCATCCCTGCTTTGCCCACGCGCGCGCCCACACGTCGATAAGCTTGCGCTGCGCCTCGTCGCCCCACAGGCCAATAGGGCTATCCAACTCGACATAATACGTGTAGACGTTCATAACACCGGAAGGTCCATGAAAAGCTTGCCTAACTTTATTAAGTCCCCGGACTTGTCGCCGTGAACCCAAATTAAATCCTCCTCGCGCATTTTTGTGAACTGCTCCTCCGAGAATGACGCCGAATTGTAATAGCTTCGCATTCCTGGAATGTTTGCCCACCCTCGTTTTTCGAATTCCCCGGCGAGCATATAGTCCCACCCGCCCCAAATCGGGATTTCGCCGATTCTCCGGGTCACCCAATTCAAGAATTTTTTCTCGCAGGATATTAGGCAGTTGCCGTTGATGTGCAAATGGACTTCCGGACTCGAAACCATAGGCCCGGCCTGCACCACTGGCCCCTTTGCATTGGCCTCGTCCCATGCCTGCGAGAGGCGAGCAATCCAGTCGCGACATATTGGCCCGCCATCCGCCTCAAAGGTGAAAACTGCCTTGTAATTAGGGACCCGGCGGGCTTCTATCATCGTGCAGGTCCAATCCATTGTCGAGCGCCAAAGGTCGTTGCACCCGTTGGGCCATCCGGTGCCCTTTCGGCGGCTCCGGTAGGCGTAAAGGTTGAATTTTCGAGACAGGGTGTCTAACACCTTGCGGTCCTCGTCAGAAGCCACGGTGTCGAAGCGCTGAACGAGCAAAAAATCAGCAATTTCACAGTGCTTCGGCTCCAGGCTCGCCAAATAGTGAGCGAGCTTGATTGCGGCGTCCTTGTCGCCCTGCCAGAACTGAAGTGCGAGGAGAATTTTGTTCATTAATAGATGGCATTTCCAACGTGACCGCACCGCAGACCTAAATCTACGTGCGGGGTGTGTCCTGCGGCCTGCGCGCGGAGGCAAAAACTCACGTCTTCGCCCACTCCCAGCGGGTTTTCGAACGCTGCCGCAGCAAGGGCGTGCTCCAGGCCATCCAGGAGTTGATAAGCCTCCACGCCGGTCAAGGATTTGCCCCGCATACTGTCCTTCAGCTTCGTCAGCGTATCAATTAAACTCGCCTCCGTGCTGGTGAACCAATTCCCGCCGAGCCCGTCGCCTTTGCGCGCGAGCCGGGGGAAGCGTTTTTCAATGTCCAGGAACACTTTTCGATGAATTAGCATGCAGCCGGTGCCCACCCAGCGCGTCGGTTTGCAAATATCGTGTGGCCCGGCCTTCGCGTGCGCGTCTTCCTTCGGGTTTGCGCCCGCTTCGTTGTAGACCATCTTGGCGTCCGGGTGCCTTCCCTTGTAAAGTGCGCCCACTAGCGTTTTCCCGTGGCTCAGCAGCCGGTCGATTGCGTTCCAGGCCAGAAATTTCTCCTGAAAATTGAACCGGGAATACTGCTTATACCACTCAGCGTTTCCAAAAGGCACAATCATGTCGTCATCCACCGTCAGCATCCAGTCGCAATCCGATTTAAGGAATTGGTCGGCGCAGGTGTTGCGCGTGTGGGCCACAAAAGCGTCGCCGTAGCTGAGCGCTGAGTATGTCCGTCGCCGGTCATGTAGCTGAGCGACACAAAAAGCCGTGAGCGGATGAAGATTTTTCTGCCAGGGGGAGACCAGAAAAATCTTTTTCTGCAAGGGCGTGACTGCGCCGGGCGGCGGAACCGCAATCGGCACAATCCCCGCCCCGTGGTCGGAGGGGACAACCATGTTATTGCCCCTTCGCCGCGCGCTCTTCCATGACAGTCTTCATCAGATTGTCAAGGGATTCAGTCGCCGGTGTGGTGAACTGGTTTGCGGGCTTCGCCTGGGGCAGTGCTCCTCCCGGAGGCGCGCCACTTTCTCGCAGGCGGGACGTGCCCGCTTTCTTCACAGCCGTCCACTTGGCCGACAGGTCCGCGTGTTCCTTCTTCAGCGCTGCTAATTCAGTAGTCATAGACGCATTGTCGCGTTGGAGGCGACACATATTCGCGTAGCTCGTCAGGAGGACGGCGCGCATTTGCGGCGAATCGTCCTGGAGACCCTGGTTCACTTCCGCCTGCACCTTCTCCAACCACTTGTTATGCTCCGTAGCGGCTGCCTTCGCGGCGTCGTCGCCGGTGACTTCCTTGGGCTTCGCCCATTCGAGCGCGCCCAGGTATTTCGTAAGCTCGCCCTGCGTGACGGTCGTATGCTGGGTCGCGGCGTCAATGTAACTCTTTTCCTTTTCCTTCAGGTAGCTCTCCATGTTCTGCTTCGTCACCGACAGAGCTTGGTCTTTCTGGTATCGAATCTGCGCGTTCTCCGCGATTTTCGATTCCACGATTCGCTGAAGTGTCGGGTCCGCGATGGACTCGAAAAGCTTCGAGAGATTGCACTTGTCCGGCCCGCCGTATTTCTTAATCTGCTCGATTACATCAGCACCCACTGCCGGGGACTTCATCAGTTGCGCGTAGATGAAAGCCTCGTTCTGCGCTACCTGGGTGTCGAACTTTTTGAAGGCCGGGTCAAATTCCACGTCCAGCTTGGCGCGGAAAAGGCGAAGCTCTTCCAGTTCTTTCTCCTTCTGGAGTTGCTCCGGCGTCGGATTCTTAGTCCGCTCTTCAAACTCCGCCAGCTTCTTCTGCGCCTCTGCGAGCTTGGTGTCGCGAGCGGCGATTTCAGCAGCGGCTTTATCCCGCAGCGCCTTCCAGTTGTCGCGGGCCTTCTGGCTCGCACCCTCGGGCTCCTGGACTTCCTTCAGCGGGTCCGGAGTGGTGGTCTCGTTCTTCGCAGCGGCAGCAGCGTCGTCGGCGGCTTTCTTGGCAGCGGCCTCGTCTGCGGCCTGCTTCTCTGCGGCCAACTCGTCCGCTGACTTGGCCGATGACTGGTCCGGTGACTTGGCCGGTTCGATTATCGGGTCCGGTTTCTTTTCCGGAACTGCCGCCGCGAGCTTGTCGAGCGCCGAAGAAGCCTCTTCGAATTCGCCCGGCTTGCCAGCGGTCGAGTGACCGGCGGCGTCCTGCGCAGCTTGGCGCGCGGCGATTTCCGCGTTATGCGCGGCAGCATCCGCCTGGGGCGGGTTCAAGGGATTGATTACAACAGGGTCGGGCATATTTACTCAGGGGTTAATTTTTGACCGTCGTTCCATTTCGAGTCGTCTTCAAGTGGGACGTATTCGGTCGCGTCGTTCGTTTCAACTTTAGGTGCCGGGTGAGCCAGCACTAAAATACTTTGGACCACCATTTGGTAGCCCCTTAATTCGCCGGAGCGAATGAGGATTGCGTTGACATGCCCTCGGTTCAGGAGGGTCGGAGCGGATTCAACCAGCTTGGGAATAAATCTTTTGCCCGTCTCTGTGTCCAGAAACTTCGCAAGATTTTCTTCGTCTATGGTTGTCCAGTCTAAGGGGCTAGCTTGTATTTCCATTGGGGTAACACTGTTTTGTTATTGTTGAGGGGGACCAGCTACGGGGGCCGCTTCTCCGGGTGCCGGAGGAGGGCCGCTTAAAAGTGCTCCTTGCGCGTGCGCGTCGTGCATCTGCGAAAGTTGTCCGGCCATCGCGTCGTGCTGTTTCAACTGCTGAATGGCGGGACCCATTTTCTTCACCAACTCCGCCACGTCCGCCAGCTTGTCCTTGGGGACGCCCTGGTGAATTGCGTTATTGTAGTGCTCGTTGATGTGGGCGAAAACTGCTTCGAGAACTTCAGTAGTCATCTGCCCATCCATAATGTGCTGCGCGATTTGCTGCGCGGCTGGCATGATGACGCTCAAATGGATTTCATGATTGTCCCTGGGGGAAACTGGCACCGGCTGCCCGTGCATCAGCAAGCCGAGTTCCAAGTTTTGCATACGGTCGTTCTCCGCGTGCTCGGTCGGGTCGGCATCTGGAAGAAGAACTTTGTCCACGAAATCGGAATTCACCCGCGCGGTCAGGTCTTCCACTTCGAGCGCGCGCTGATTGTAAAGCGGGTTGCCTTTCTTCTCTGCGGCCACGGAGACAATTAACTGGCGTTGCAGCGGGGTCAAATCTTTGACGGTGCCAGAAGCGGCCTGCTCGGAAAGCTCGTCGAGTTCCTCTCGGGTCATTATCTGGAGAAGCTCTTTTTGCATTTCCTTCGCGTCATCGTCGTCGGTCTCTTTATTGCAAAGACGTTTCTGCATGGTGCCCATCATCGTCGAAAACTGTTCGAGGAAGCGGGAGATTCGAACGTCCTGGCCTTCCTCTTCCCGTTGGGCGAGGAGATTCCACGCCGCCGGGCTCCTCATGGCTTCGCCGCCCTGCTGCTGCGGCACTGACGTAGAGCCAATAAGCTGATTCACCAACTGGTTGAAATAAACGTCAAGCTTCAAGAAGCCCTCAACGTTGCCGTCCATCTTGCGCTCCAGAATATCCCAGCCGGAGGGGAAAATACAGGTCGCGCCAATCACGGACATTTTGAAAGTGTGAATTCGCTTAACGTCGCCCTGGACGATAGTTTTGCCGCTCATGATTAGCCGGTCCACAACTTCGTTGCGGGTGCGGTCAATCATCCCAGCGAGTTCGTAAATGTCACGGCCAACGCCCTTTGACCCGTGCAGAGTGCCGTTACCTTTCTGAAAGCTGAAAAACGAAACCGTATCCTCCATTGACTCGAAACGGTCATCTCGGGAAAAGATTTCAAGCATTTCCGGCCCGGCCATTCGATAATGAGACACTTTGCCGGATACTTCACGCGCCAGGAGGGTATAGACAACCACAACCGAATTCCCGGCCATGTAGCTTGCACCAATAGTAAGTTCCCGAAGCGCGTTTTGATACCACGTCTCCAAGGTGCCGCCCACATTGAGCCGGTCACGAATTTGAATTGGACTGGCGCGGTTGATTGCGTCGATTGTGTTCTTGAGATTCCAGCCAGCCGTTTCAGCAGCTTCGCGGTCTTTGATATGGGCGAAAAGTTCATGGGGGAGAAAAACTTCCTTCAGCACGCAGATTTGAGCCATGCGCGGGTCTGCTTTGGTGCCGTCCGCGACGAAGCTTTCGTCCTGCTTAAAGTGAAATGGGAACCAGTGGTATTCATCGAGCCACGCTACGATAGTGTGACCGAAAAGTGCATTGTCGAAAGCAATGTCCTCTATCAGGGTGCGCCAGCCTTTGCGGCCCCGGCAGACCTTGGTGATGGCAGCGCGGAAGCGTTCCGTTTTCTCGGTCGCGTTCTGCCACTTGGAACTGAGGGCGGAGTTGGTCAGGTATTTAACACCGTCGATTGCGGCCACGAATCGCGGCCCCACTTTTTCAATCATCGAGGGCAATGGCTTCGTGGTGAAGTTCGAGCGCCAGCCTAGCCCCTCCGCTTCCAGTTTGTAGGCGTCGTAAGGACGCTCCGCATTATACTTCGCCAGGATGCGGGAGTTGACGATGGACCGATTCCTACCGGCCATGATGACCGTCTTGACCACGTCGCGAGCCATGCCAATATCGCGAATGCTTTTTTGCGTCGGCTCGCCCTTGGAGTCGAGCATGGGAGATTGAATGACCGAGCCCAGGTAGTTTTGAGCGTAAGGCATTACGCCGCCAAGTCCTGCGGTCGGTTGATAAGAAGGTGACGGCATATTATGTCCTCAAATAGTCTCTTCCCGGCGCTGTTTTGGCAACCACACCCTCTTCCACTTTCCAACCGGGCACTTCTCCGTCGCCAGCATCACTTTTGCCATAATCAGGCACCCGCATTTCTGGCAAACGCCCTCCTTGGCGAAGTCGCAGCCCTCGCACATTCGGCCCCGCCCGGTGATTACGTGCGCGGGCGCGATAGGGTCGTAGCCATACCATTTTGCATACTGGTTGAGGAAAAACGCTTTTACGAAGGTTAGAAAAAGCATAATCATATTGAGCGCCTCCGCCAGCAGCAGCCGGGCAGTTCCGGATTGTCCACCGTCTGGCTTTCCAGGTGAACGGTAGTGGGCAGGTCTTCCCCCAGCACTTCGCACGCGTGCAGCCGCCCGTCCTGGAAGCGCTTCTGAATTATTTCCTCCCGCAGCACTTTGACTGCGGCCTTGCAAGAGGCGCACCCGCCGGGCAGCGAAGTATTTTTCGGGCATCCGGCACACACCTGCGCGCGGTCGCGGGCAAGCTGCGTGTCCACAAACTGATTCCACTTGTCGGCCTTCAGTTTATTCAGCCATTGAATCACGCGGGTCTTCAGCGATGCCTTTTTCGTCTGGACCGCAGTAAGCCCGTTGTCATCCCGGCAGAGGACCGGGTTGCGCTGGCACGCTTGGGCTACAACTTCATTGGGCGGGTCACCTGGGGGCAGCCCGGCGCGCTTACGATATGCTACCACGCGCGCGATGACTCCATGCCACGTCTGACCGAAAAGGCGCGCGCCATCTGAGTCGAGGAAATAATATCCGCCGTGCGGATACACGTTTGGATTGAGTGTCTTCATAAAATTGGTTCCATTGAACCGGGCTGCCGCATGCTGGTATCGAGATAGTCCGACATGTTGGTAGCGTCGATTCTCACTCCGTTAGAAAATCCTGGCACTGGCCAGTCGTCGGTGTCATCCACCCCGTCAGGAACGTCCACCGATTTCCCGCGCATGGACAAAATTATTCCGCTGCCCTTCCTGGCGGCGTGAACTAAAAGGCTCAGCGCATCCGCTTCATTAGGCGAGCCAAATCCGCGCGACTCGTAATCGCGTTTGCTTTCCACTTTCGATTTCCCGTTGAGGACCCGGAAGCGTCGATTGGTGAGTTGTTGAGAAAGCTTGGACATATCAAGTTGAGGAGCCAACATGAGATACCCAAATTCTCCCCACTGCCGCATCGCAAACCACAGGACTGAATACATTCTTTCAAATTGTTCATTTGCTTTCTTTGAGTCTTCCAACATTATTTTCTCTTCGCCCGCGCCCTCCGAATAGTTCACGTCGTGAATGATTGAGGACCACTCGTATTTGATAAGGTCCGCAACGCCTGCGCCGTGGCCGGTTCGGTCGCACGCGTAATACTCCGCCTTGACTCCCGCTTTGCGGTTCATGTCGAGCACAGATTTTTTCATCGCGACGGTGTCCCCCTTGGGGAGAACGAAAAGCTGGTTCGCTTGCAGGCCCCACCTGGGGACAACTCGGTCTCCAGGATTCGGCCCTTTGAACATCACCTTGCGCCCGTTCGGAAATTCCAGACTCGGAGGAAGTTTTATTCCGCTGGCGAGGCCCCACTGGCCCACGATATGAATTGCGTCGTCGCCGCCCTCAAGTGCA